CCAATACCAAAGCCGTCTGACTACAAAGACTATCTAGACAAAATTCGTCGCATAAAACCCTTTGACAGAAAATAGAAGAGTGATATTGTAAATATATGAACACTTATAAACCGCTATATGCTACAAAAATAGGTAAGTGGGTAGTGTACGACATCGAGCAAAAGAGAGCTCATTGCCGGTGTGATAGCGGTGAAGAGGCTATATCTATTGCTAAGCAGCTTAATCGAGCTGTAAAGTCAATAGACTTGTCTACCCAAAATACGTTTCACAATAATGCCAAGATAGTGGACAAAAGGAGTGCTGGGTAATGAAGTGTATAGACTGCAAGCGCAATAATATTGACGATTCTAGAAGAACAGCTATGGATAAGCGAATACCTGTGGGGAAAAACACTAAGGAACTACAAGATGATCTTTGCGCAAGCTGTCTAGATAAGCAAGTGTTACCAGTGGTTGTACCAAAGGTTAAAAGAAAGTGTCGCAAGTGCAATGTTATTTTGCCTCTTGATAGATACTTTACCTGTCTAGAGCATGCTCCCGAACATGAAGATCCGGGTATTTATGTCTATTCTTAAGATTTTAGTTTTTATCTCTTCTTTAGCTTTGGCATATCTTACCGGTTTTAACGACGGTAATAAAGCTGGAAGAGAAGAAATGATTAGCTATGATCCAAGATGTGGCGGATCAATGCATATTTGGAATGGAAATTAATATGAAAAAAACCAATTACTTAGTGTGCAAAAAGGGAATTTATAGTCGAAAAGACAGTAGATTTTACTGCTATTGTAAAAAGCCTTTTAATACTATATTTACTATAGAAGTAATGCCAGATGGAGTTTTAGATGCTACAGCTGGCTGGCTTGAACACCAAGGTGATCAAGGAGTAACGTACTCTTATAATGGTAACTTATATCACTTAGTTTTTATTGACGTTCCTAATCTTTTGAATAAACCATAATTTATGCAAAAATTAAAGACCATTGAACAAGTAAAGAAGTTTAGAGACAATCTTTGGGCTAATGCCATGAAGCTCGATAAGAGAGCTAAAAATAACCAAAGACGTCTAAGTCATTTTCCTTTATGGAAACGAATTCTATTGTTTTGGAAGTTCACAAAGATTCGTCGTATGATTAATGCTCAAGTAAACGCTAGAGCATATTATGTTATGATGGTTTTAAGTCTTCAACGGAAGGTTAAATTCATTGGAAAATCACGTGAAGGCCATTGTTGAGATGCCTACGGGCACTATGTATAAGTACGAAGTCGATAAGGCTACTAATGGCCTGAGACTAGACCGTCGTATCAATATCAAGTGCCCTTATAATTACGGCTTTGTTAAGGGCACTCTAGCCCAAGACGGCGACCCCCTAGACGTATTCGTAGTGTCGGATGAGCCCATTATACCTTTAGCTGAGGTAGAAATTGAGCCTAGGTTTGTCTTTATATGTGCGGATAACGGTTCCTTAGATGAGAAGATTGTAGCAACAATTAAGGGCGATGATAACCCATACATTGGCATGAAGCGATACATCTCCGACTACCTAAGCTCTTATAAGAAGGGCTTTAGTATCCTTTCGCTTGGTTCTAGAGAAGATGCTTTACGACTAATCGAGAGGTATAAAGTCAATGGAGCTTGATGTAGACCGTTACCGTGTCAACTATGAGTATATCTATTTACTAACCAAAGATCTTACAGAAGACGAACGCCTAAAGTTCATCTCTAGTCTATCCGCTGCCACACATTGCCCAATCCTAGCCGTAGCCGTGTATCTAGCAGAGATGTATGGTTGGACGCCTAAAGTAACTGAGCTTATAAACAGACTTAAACGCTTTTACTTTATTAATACCATAACTGGTATCAGACGACAAAAAGAGGAATAAGTATGGAGTTCTTTCTAATAGCAGCGGCAAACTTTCTTCTTATAGTCTTGGTAGAGATGATTAGGGCCAGGAAACTACGCGAGGCGGCACCAGAGGCCGAGAAAGATAAGTCTTGCCCCCCGCACCGCTGGAGATACGACCCTAAAGGCAAGATGCGGTGTACAATCTGTGGACAGTCCCCTTTTCACGATAGTTGACTTTCATAGTCCACTTTGCTATACTTAATCTATGAACGACAACAAAGTAAGAATCAGTAATAAGCTTATGGACCTCACCGGAGTTGGCACCGAATACCTGGTCGTAAACGGCGAGGTAATTGCAAAGTTTTTCGATGGTAATATGTGTGAGTCTCTTACCATGACTGGTAATACAGATAAGACGGTAACGGGGGTTTAATATGATGCTCGTATTTCAAATAGTAGCTTCGATCTTTATTTTCCAGTTTATGTCGTCCTTTTTTGGTATGCTGTTTATGACGTGGCTCCAATTCAGAGATAACGATAGGAAGTAATATGACGTTTAAAGAATTCTGCGACAGTCTTACGAAACAAATAGAAAATTCCTACGATGTAGGGGTTTCTATTCCAGAGGCCGAAAAGCTTGCAGCTAAGTTCCTCCATGGCATGATCATGGTAACCGAAGCCCTCAGAACTCAAGATCTTGACCGACGCATGAAGAAGCGTGGTCTAAAGGCTATTAAATCAGCGGTGCGTACTGAAGAGATTAAAAAGCACGACAAGAAACCGGCTGAGGGGGTATTGGAAGATGTAGTGAACCTTAACCCTATTGTAACCGCCGAAGAGGAAGCTTTTGATTTGGCAGACGTTGAAGTACAATACCTTGAGAATCACCTGTCTATCTTTAAGGAAGCACATTTGTACTTCCGAAGTGTGGCTAAGGGTAAGTTTGAGTAATAAAAGGAGCGATATATGTTATTGGAGAAGCTAGTAGCAGGGTTTTCATTAGTAATGGTCGTGGCGGCTACACTAGCTGCGAAAGCGGGGCTATAATGAAGATCTATCCTAAAAGTTGGGCTGACCCAGCTATCCTTGATGAAATGATAGAAGCTGAAGAAATCTGGTTCTTCTTCAATGATACCCATGGCACCATGATCTATGATGCTTCCCTAACTGACTGTTAGAGGTAAAAATGCCAAAACTTATCCTTGAATACCAAATGCCTGAGGATAAAGATGACTACGAAATGGCCCTTAGTGCTAGTAAGTATGCCGCAATCATTAGTGAATTCAAAAATGAGCTTAGGCAAAAGGTCAAATATGAGTCTGATAGTCTATCAGATGCCGAACTTAAGGTATATGAAGACATCCGTACTAGGTTACATGAAATCATTAATGATTACTTAGATTCTGATCACCCTTTCTAAAAAAGCACACTGTTTCTACAATAGTAGAGACTAGAGATATCCTCCAGTCCCTTCCCAGACGTATCGCCTAGCATGCGTATGGTGATGGTAGGGCTAAATGCTACTACCGGGAGCTAGGTTGTTTTCGAGGATACACTCTAATGGCAAATCGTAACTTCTTGGGTTCAAGAATGTACACGGGGCATGCTTTCCCGGTTCTTCTTGACCTTAATTTCTCTGTTGGTTCTTCCGGTGCCGTCGGCACTGTAAAAGGTCCCTATATCAAGTCTGTAATTCGCAAAGGCGTTGGCGCTTATCAAATTAAGCTGTCCGATAACTATAACCGATATTACGGTAATTTCAGTAGCTTCGCAGCTGCTCAAACGGGATCAGCTATTGACCCTAATACGGGCACTGTAGGTAAGGCTTATGTGATCACTACGGTTGGTGATACTGATTGGTCTACCGCTGGCCTTGCATCTGGACTCACTGCCGCTGTTGGTCAAAGCTTGATTCTTGCCGCTGCTCCCGCAGCTGGCACAGGCCGAGTAAAGGCTGTTGCATCAGCTGGAATCACCAGTATTGAGGTTGTTGGTGACCCCAACCTTATGTGTAACCCAAGTCCTTCTAATGGTAATGTCGGAGCTGTTATTAATATTCAATGCTTCGGCAACACGAGTACCAGCGACTCAACGCAGATCCCGGCTGACCCAGCTAACGGATCGGTACTCAGTTTGGCAGTTTACATGTCAAACAGCTCGCTGCTCGTTAACGGCGAATAATAAAAGAGTGAGCGTGGCGGCCTTGCATCCTTGTGGTGCGATTGAGGCCTTAATTAGCGGGGATTTCGACGCTAGCCACGCCATTCCACATTAGGAGCATATGGCTATACCTGCCACTCCCTCAAATTTCATCACCCAGACAGGTAACATGCAAAACTACCTAAGCTGGGATATAGTCGCCGGTGCGACATCCTATGATGTGCAGAGGAGCTTAGACGGCGTTACGTTCGCGTCTGTGTCTACTCCTGTCATCAATAACTACCTAGACACAGCGGTTACCGTTGGAGTCCAATACTTTTATAAAGTTGCCTCAGTCAATGGCTCTGGCACTAGCCCATATACAACGGCTCAGTCCCTCATCCCCGCCCCGACCGGAGAGATGAGTCTTGCCCAACTCAGACTCTCGTCTCAACAGAAGGCCGATAAGGTCAACTCTCAGTTCGTCACAGTACCAGAGTGGAATACATTCATTAACCTGGCCATGAATGAGCTCTATGACTTGCTCATTACCTCATTTGAAGACTACTTCGTACTAAGTCCAGTCAGCTTCAATTCTGATGGCACCACATACCTTTACCCACTACCGGATGGTATTACACAATTCACAGACATCCAAGGTAACTCCATAGCTGCTAGACCCTTCTATAAGCTTTGCGGTGTAGACCTTGGTCTAAATTCAGCTACCAATGGGTTTGTAACTATTAATAAGTTCAACTTTATTGATCGTAACCGTTACGTATATCCCAATACGGCTAGCACAATCTATGGCGTATTTAATCTCCAGTATCGCCTAGTAGGAGATAAAATTGAGTTCATCCCGACGCCATCAGCTGGTCAGCAGATTCGTATTTGGTATATCCCTAGGCTTCAACAACTTCTTAAAGATACTGATCTTACTACAATTGGTTTCTCAGGGTGGCTTAACTACGTCATCGTCAGAGCGGCTAAATACGCCATCGATAAAGAAGAAGGCGATAGCAGCGTGCTCAGTCAAGAGCTTGTATTCCTTAGACAGCGCATCGAAGAGACTGCAATGAATAGGGATGTGGGTCAAGGCGACAAGATCAGCGACACACGCACAGCCTCTTGGTGGAGTAATACCGCAGGCGGCGGCCTAGGCGGCGGATACTCAGGGTGGTAAAATGAGCCTCCCACAGTTTCAGTCAGACGATAAAGACTTTCAGATGATGCAGAATAAATGGGCTAGCATCCTGAACCCTTATCTTACTAATCCGTCGCTGAAATCGATTATACTGCGGGATATTCCTCTAGCTATTGGATCCAATACGGTTAACCATCGGTTGGGGCGGAAATTACAAGGCTGGCGGTTGGTTAGAGTTAGATCAGCAGCTCAGATATACGATAACCAAGACGCTAACCAAAGTCCTGAATTAACACTATTGTTGGTGTCCGACGCTGTAGTAAGCGTGGATTTGGAGTGCTTCTAATATGCCAAATTTTACTTTATCACCTTCAATGTCGCTCCCGATACCAGTGGTTGGCGTCGCTCCCGGCCCGGAGTACGCAGAGGATGTAAACTCAGCCCTAACCATCCTTGACGGCCATGACCATTCAGCTGGCTCAGGCGTACAAATTACGCCGGGCGGCTTAGATATCAATTCAGACCTCACATTTGGCAATAACAACCTTACTAATGCTCGCAGTCTTAGGCTATTCCCTCAGTCTGCGACTTTAGGTTTGGTAACTGATATAGGGTGCTTATATGAAGTGGGAGTCGATCTTTACTACAATGATGGTGGTGGCACTCCTATTCGCATTACTCAAAGCGGTGGAGTTGCTGGTAGCCCAGGCTCCATTGCCAATCTGGTACCCCCAGCATCTGCTACTTATGTAGCCCTTAACTCCACCTTTGTATGGCAGTCAGCGGCCAATACTGCTGCCAATATGGATGGCGGTTCATTCATATTCAGAAAGCTTACGTCTGGTTCGCCTGGCATTACTATGTCAGCGCCTTCTTCGCTTTCTAGTAACTACTCTATAGTATTACCGTCATTACCAGTATCCACTAGTGCACTTACTATAGACCCTAGTGGCAATATGGGTACCATTACTTACGATGGCATTGGTCAAGGAATGACATCTACTGGTGCAAATGCAATCGGTAGTTCAATGACATCAACAGGCGCAAATGCAGTCGCTAATAGCCGTACCAGAGCTACAGGAACGACAGTAGCGGCTGGTGGGGTAGCACTCAGTGGTTCATCTAATAGCTTTAGTACAAGTTCTTTAACACCATCTGATGTAACGAATCTTAGTGTTACCATCACTAGCACTGGCCGTCCGATCCAAATTGGTTTGATATGTGATGAAACCAATGCATTTTGTAGATTCTCAATTGACGGCGGTGGAACAGCTACAATCTTTATTTACCGTGACTCAACTTTGATCTCCTCTACCGACATACTCGGCGATATTAGTATTCCTCCGTCATCAGTCAACATGATCGACTTTCCGGCCGCCGGAACATATACTTACAAAATTCAACTCGGATTGGCTTTCCAACCTGGTGGAGCCCAAGCGTTTCTACAATTTGCCCGACTTTGTGTGTATGAGCTATAAAAATGATACAGAAGCAGTCTTTACAAATAAACTTCGCCAGCGGAGTTCAAACTAAGACGGATCCATGGCAGTTGGCTCCAGGCCAATTCCTAGACCTACAAAACTCTGTATTTGGTATTGGTAATCTATTACAGAAACGTAACGGATTTAAGGAACTTACGCCTACTCCTGATAATCTTAGTACAACCTTAAGGACATTTAAAGACAGTTTAATTGCTCTTGGAAGCAATTTTTTGAACTATTCGGCCGATTCTAACACTTGGATTAACTCAGGGTCATTCCAGCCTTTAGACCTCTCAGTCTTGCCTATAGTTCGCAATAGCACATCCCAGACAGCTATCGATTGTGCTGTGGCATCTAATGGTCTAGCGTGTGCAATTTATGCCGAAGCCGCTGGTAACATGTACCAGATTGTGGACTCTTCTACAGGGCAAATAATCATACCATCGACGGCAGTTCCAAGTGGCGCGACCAACCCTAGGGTATTTGCTCTAGGCAATTACTTTGTAATTGGCTTCATTCAACTTGTCACCGGTGTTCCACATTTAAGATATATTGCTATCTCGACGACGAACCCTACAGTCGTAACATCACCGGTTGACCTAAGTACTCAAGTAAATACGATAAATGCTGCTTGGAATGGTACGGTTGCTAATAATAACATCTATTTTGCTTGGGACGGTTCCGACTTAGGTGGTGCTGTAAGAGCTACATTCATCAATAGTGCTTTACTACAAGGAAATACTTATGCTGAGGCAGGTCAAATGGCAAGCAGAATTAGTGTTACGGCAGATACGACTACGCCTAGCCCTACAATTTGGATTAATTTTTGGAACGGTAGTGACACAAAGACGTATGCAAGCGCACTTAGCTCAATACTCGTCCCCATCCTTGCCCCCACCGAGGTTTTGGCTGCAACGGCCATCAACCAAATTACTTCAGTAGCGGCTAACGGAGTCTCTACCGTAATAGTACAAGTCACCAATAGTTATACTTATGCGGCTATTAGGAGTGACTTCCTTCGCAAGGTTACAATTACTAGCGGCGGTGTGGTAGGAACTCCATCTATCATACTCAGAGGCGCAGGGATTGCCTCCAGTGCGTTTAGCTTAGATAAGATATACTTACTAGCAAGTTTCCAATCTACCTTCCAACCAAGCTACTTCCTAATAGATGAAGACGGCAATGTAGTAGCTAAACTGGCTTACAGCAATGGCAATGGATACTATTCTTCCCAAATAGTGCCGTCTGTGACAATAATAGACTCCGTTGCCTATATCAGTTACCTGTACCGAACGCAGCTTGTGCCGGTTAATAAGACCCTCACAGCTAACTCAACAGATATAGTTTACTCACAGATGGGTGTGAACTTAGCTAAGTTCGACTTTAGTGATATCGTTTTGATATCATCCGAGATAGGTAATAACCTCAATATCACTGGTGGTATTGTCTGGGCATACGACAACGTAAAGCCAGTTGAGCAAGGGTTCAACATCTGGCCCGATGATATCTTGGCAACGTCCAGCACCACTGGCGGCACAATGACCGCCCAACAATACTCTTACCAAGTAACCTATGAGTGGACAGATGCCCAAGGTAACTTACATAGAAGTGCCCCATCTATCCCCTCTTCTGTAACCACCACTGGAGCTACGTCCTCAGTCACTCTCGACATCCCAACACTTCGCCTGACGTATAAGACTTCTAACAACCCAGTGCGCATAGTGATCTATCGTTGGTCGGTAGCACAGCAAACATTTTACCAAATTACCAGCATCACCTCACCGCTGCTTAATGACACATCTGTAGACTCAGTGCAGTATGTTGACACCGTGCCGGATGCAGACATATTAGGTAACCCGATCCTATACACCACCGGCGGTATTGTAGAGAACATCGGTCCTCCCGCTTCTACAGTCATGACATTGTTTAAGTCCAGACTATTCATATTGGATAGTGAGGACCGTAACCTACTCTGGTACTCTAAGCAAGTCATTGAAGCGACTCCCGTTGAGATGTCTGACCTTTTTACTATCTTCGTGCCCCCCACAGTCGGTGCACAAGGTAGTACTGGCGATATCACAGCTTTAGCGGCCCTTGACGATAAGCTGATCGTATTCAAACGTGATGCTCTGTATTATATCGTAGGTACCGGCCCAGATAACACCGGAGCTAACAACGACTTTAGTGAGCCAGTATTCATTACAGGTACCGTAGGGTGTACTAATCAGCAGTCAATTGTATTCATGCCTAATGGACTGATGTTCCAATCTGATAAAGGTATTTGGCTGTTAGGCAGAGACTTAACTACTACTTACATCGGTTCACCAGTTGAGCGTTATACACAAGGATCTTTAGTAAAGTCCGCTTTAGCAATCCCAGGTACTAATCAAGTCCGCTTTACTATGGACTCTGGCATCACCCTGATGTATGACTACTTTTACGGTCAGTGGGGCACGTTTACTAACATCCCTGCAATTTCTAGTACATTGTACCTGAACCTGCATACACAGCTAAACTCCTTAGGTCAGATATTCCAAGAGAACCCTGGCTCATACCTCGACGGTTCTAAGCCAGTGCTCATGAGCTTTACAACCGGGTGGTTCAACTTAGCTGGTGTGCAAGGCTTCCAGCGTGCATATGAGATGTACCTCTTAGGGAAGTACATATCCCCACATAAGCTCAATGTGCAAGTTGCGTACGACTACAACCCTTCGGCAACGCAACAAGATGTTATAACACCTGACAACTTTGGTCCATACTATGGTAACCAACCTCTATGGGGTAATGGTAGTCCATGGGGTGGACCTAGTAATGTCGAGCAATGGCGTGTATTCTTCCAAAGGCAACAGTGCCAATCATTCCAAGTCAAGATCACTGAGATTTTTGACTCCACCATTGGCGTTACCGCCGGAGCTGGGTTAACCTTATCCGGGTTAGACCTGACCGTTGGTATTAAGTCAAGCCGCCCTCAACTCAGAGCAGTAAGGCAGGTAGGGTAATGGAATTCAAAGTATTCGATAGTAGTCATAAAGACGCTTTAATGGATATGCTCAAGGAAAGATCTATGGCTCAACAGCTAGTAGATGACCTCCCAAAGCACGGTGTCGTCATTTATAAGAGCGGCACACCAGTGGGCGCTCTATTCCTTCGTTTAGTAGAAGGTAACTATGGCATTCTCGATAGCTTTATCACTAACCCTAAGTCTGATGCTAAGGATAGAAGCGAAGCTATTGAAAAAGGGTTTGAGCAACTGTTAGAGCTTTCCAAGAACCTAAATATTAAGCGCCTCTTAACTTTTAGTGAGGAAGATAGCTTAGTCAGACGCGCAAAGCACGTAGGATTTACCTTCTTACCTATGAACTTAGGTATTAGAGATGTCTAAATACCTTGAATTAACACTTATGTTGAGGGCCTTATGCCATTTTTAGCCGCAATTCCAGCAGCCATAGCAGGCGTCGCCGCCGCAGCAGCACCAGCAGCCCTTGGAGGGCTTGCTTCATCTGCCATTGGAGCTGGTATCTCAGCCGCAGCTAACGGCGGTAGCGGCAACAGTGCAGGTTTTAAAGCACAAGGTACGCAACTTGACAATCCTGTTAGCCAGGCCGACGCACAAGAGCAGATTAAACAGTCACAAAACGCCATCGCTCAACAACAAGCATTCACTAATGCTGTTGCCTCTCAAAACGGACTTGGTAACCAATCTTCAGTATTTAATCAACAACAAGGCTTAGCTAACCAATTAGGAGCTATGGCACAAGGCGCTGGGCCAGACCCAGCTGCCGCCGCTCTTGCCAATGCTACTGGAGCTAATATCGCTAACCAAGCCGCTCTAATGGGCTCTCAGCGCGGCGCACAGGCTAATCCAGCCTTGTTAGCACGCATGGCCGCTATGCAAGGTAGCAACATTCAACAAAACTCCGCCGGTCAAGCTGCCCTCATGAAGCAGCAGCAGCAGTTGAATGCTATTAATGTTCTTCAACAGCAACAAGGCATGATGGGTAATCTGTCGACGCAACAAGTCGGTCAGCAAGCCGGTGCATTGCAAAACCTTAACGCTGTAAACCAATCTCAACAACAACAACAGTTAGCCGCAATACAAAATCAGAACGCTAACCGAGTAGCAATGCAGTCAAATATTAATAATGCAAACGCAGGCATTGCGGGCAAAAACGCTGAAGCTCAGCACGATCAAACCGCTGGCATGATGGGCGGTATTGGCTCAGCATTGACTTCCGGCGCTACTAAAATCTTTGGCGCTGAAGGCGGCGAAGTTGGCGGTCCTAACTCCTTTGTAGTGAAGCACCTTAAGTCATTAGAGGACGGCATGCCGATGGCTAAGCACGAAAGTGTGCTTATGGCTAAAGGTGGAAGACCTGTCACGGCTGAGATGCTCGCTGCTAAAGGTTCTATGGTTCCTGGCAAAGCTAAAGTAAAAGGCGATAGTCTTAAGAATGACACGGTAGATGCTAAGCTTAGCCCTAAAGAGATTGTTCTCCCCCGCAGTGTTACGATGTCGTCTGACCCAGTTGGCAACTCTGCTAAGTTCGTAGCTGCTATCCTTGCTAAGAATGGCGAGCTTCCTAAAAAGCCAAAGTCTAAAGGTAAAAAGTAATGAATAAGTTTCCAATGGACTTGTCAAAGTTCAAGAAAATTCATTCCGACGAACGTACCACTACGCTTCAGCATCCACATGGCCATGAGATCAGAATTTCGCACGGTTCTTTGTCTACTAATATGAGGCAGCAGCTTTCAAAGCTCCCTGGCATGGAAGATAGCGGCAAAGCTAAAAAGTCAGAGCCAGTGAAGATGGTCGATGGCGGTGAAACTCCATCTAAAGAGGCCGAGAAAATTATTGATATAACCCTCCCAGAGGCAGGTTCCGCAACTCCTGCCGCCCCAACTGACTTCATTGAGAGCCCTGCATTACAAGCATTAGGTCAAGGTGACCAAGCCAGTGCATTGGCATTGACTCAACCAATGGCTCAGCCTATGGGCATGATGTCCGATCTTTCCGGTCAACCTAGTGCAACCCCTCCTGCACCAATGCCTTCAGCGCCGCAGCTTACCCCTACGACCCCTGAAGCTGGCATGGCACCGTCCCTAGCTCAGCCAGACCCATTTGGTGCTAAAGCTACTGAAGCCGCCACACTCCAAGGCCTTCAACAACAACAAGTTGGTATTAAAGGCGAAGCAGCTGCACAAGCTAAACTTGGTCAAGCGCAAGCTAAGATTAAAGAGCAACAGGTTGCGAATGATCAAGCCTTACTTAATAAATATAAAGGTAACTTCGACGCCATAAGTGAAGAGACTCAACAATTTAAAAAGGCTTTGATGGATCAGCATATCGATCCACAACGTTACATGGGTAAGATGGACACTTCCCAAAAGCTTGACACTGCTATCGGCCTTATCTTAGGCGGCATGGGCGGTGGTGCTAGCGGACGTAACCCTGCACAAGAATTCCTGCAAAAGCAAATTGAAAACGATATCGAAGCTCAAAAGGCCGAGATTGGTAAGCGCGCGACATTGCTTGAAGCTAATCTTAAGCTCATGGGTAATTTGAATGACGCTGCTAAGATGACTCATCTCATGATGAATGAGTCGGCTACGCACAAAATTGAGCAGGCCGCTGCTAAGAACATGGGTCCAGCAGCCAAAGCAGCAGCTCTTAAGACTATGGGTCAGCTTCAACAGCAAAACGCAGGCATCATTGGTCAGCTCGCGATGAAACGCACGATCCTTAGTGGTGCAAATGCTGGAGTAGTTCCACCTGAACGCGTAGTTGAAATGGTGATTCCTGAGGCAGTTCGACCAGAAGCTCGCAAAGAGCTAAAAGAAGTTCAAGAGCTTCATAATGCCCGCAATGCCACATTAGCGGCATTTGACAAACTTGCTGAATTATCGACAGCAAAAAATGCATTGCTAAATCCTATTCAATATCAAAGCCAACGCAATGCCTTACTTGGTGCCGTTATACCCCCCCTCTCTAAGGCTTCATCTGGTAAGTATACTGAAGCCGATTCTGCAGCTATTGAGCATCTGTTTCCATCAATTCGAGACAATAAGGAAAGTCTTGCACTTAAACGGGCTAAATTAGAAGCTTTGACTAAAGAACACATCGTAGCGCCCACGCTTAAAGCATATGGCATTGACCCAATGTCTTTAGGGCAATACAATAGCCAAGGGCAAAACGTAATTCAAGAGTCTAAGCCCAAGTTCTAAAAGGTGATAAATGGCCGATAACTATGCACAGGCCGTCGATAGCGCATTAGGCGCATTGCCTGATGAAGCATCTATAGATAAGCAGCTTGAGCAATCTAGCCTTGCTGCGCCTTTAGAGCAATCAATAGCTAATTCACAAGCCGCCAATATGCAACAAGCCATGGCTAAACCCATGGTTGATAGTACCCAAGGTACTGTAAACCTTATAAACCCGTCCGCTGAACTGGTGTCAGTACCCGCCGACCAAGCTCAAGCAGCCCTAAATCTAGGTTATAGGCAGCCAACTCCTGAGGAACTTCATAAGGCTAAGCTAGAAAGCCAATACGGAGGCCTAGGAGGCGCTGCTAAGGCCTTCGGAGAGGGCGCAGCTAGGGGGGCCTCATTCAGCCTTAGCAGCGGCGCTGAGCGCCTCCTAGGCGTTCCTAAAGAGGATATAGCAGGACGTAAGGAAGCTAACCCTATCGCCTCAACCTTAGGCGAAGTAGCCGGTATGGCAGGATCCTTGGCCACAGGCGTAGGCGAAGGAGCTTTACTAGCCAAAGCCGGTGCTGCAGCCGCTAAACAACTAGCTGGTGGTACCTTCATTAGGGAAGTAGGACAACAAGCCGTCAGACAAGCAGTTGAGTTTGGTCTTATGTCCGGTGGTGAAGAGATTCACAAAGCCTTTGTTGAAGATCCTAACCAGACCGCCCAGTCAGCTATTGCCCACATGGGCTTATCGTCAGTCATGGGCGGCGTATTTGGTGGAGCATTTGGAGCAGCGGCAAAAGGCATAAAGGCCGTGCCGAATGTCCTAGAGGGCAAGTTCCTCTCCCAAGCCGATAAAGCTGGTGTTGAAGCTGGCGACTTATCCGCTATCATACGCAACAGTGACACTTTACGTCAGGTAGAGAAAGACGGTCTTTTAGCTAGCCTCTCTCGTAAGAAAGCCGATGCACCGGAGATCGAAAAGGCGGCTAAGAGCATCGGAGCCCCTGTATTAGAGGGCATGGTATCTGATAGTAAGCTTATTCAAAAGGCTGAGGATGCCCTTATCAACGGCCCTCCAACTTATAGCTCTATCAAACGCCAGGAGCTTTACAATCAAGGTTATAAAGCCGCTGAATCAGCCGTAGACCAAGCCTTAGGTCAAGGCTCTACGATGTCTAAGGCCGAGATCGGTAACGTGTTCAAGAAAGAAATCACGTCTCAACTAGAGGCTCAGAATGCCCCTATCAAGCAGATGTATGACAATCTCAAGACTAAGTTTGATGTCATACCCCTTCGTGAGAATGCAGGTAAGGACGTAGTAGAAGAGTTATCAACTTTCCCTGAGCTTCGCATTACACCAAACTCACCACAAGGTAGTTTGATTAAGAACGTACTTAAGAACATTGAAAACGTCAAAACGGTAGATGACTTAAAGATCTTTAAAAGCTCATTACGTGAAGGACTTGGCCTAGCCTCTACCCCCGGCGAGAAACGTATCGCCGCCATCATCGGTGATAAGCTAACCGAACTTGAAGAGTCAAGCATTGAGAGCTTTGCTAAGAAGATGGCCGCTCCAGAAGAGAAGACTGCCGTGCTTAGTCTTATTGATCAGCGTAAAGCCGCTAATAAGCAATACAGCGCGTTAATCAATAAAGTCAAGACCTTATCTGAACAACTCGGTAAAGGCAAGGTGCATGGCATTCAAGACGCTATCCACTTTATCAATGAGAAACTAACGCCAGAGGAAGTAACTCAGCGTCTATTCGCAAAGAATAACTCTGAGTTTATGAGTTTCTTCCAAAAGGAATTCCCTAACCAGATGTCACTCATGCGTGACTACCAAAAAGGTGTCCTTCGTGAGTCGGCTAGTACCACTGGCAAGATGAGCCCTAAAGTATTGTTTAATAAAGTTAACAAACTTGAGCCAGAGATTCAGGCTAGTTTATTCGCGCCTGAGGAACTAGCTAAGCTTAAAGACGCTGAGACCTATCTAAGGGCATTCCCAGAGAAGTTTAATCCAAGTGGTACCGCCAACCTATCCGCATTTAGAAGCTTCTTTGAGCACCCAATGGGCGCTAGTGTGGCTAACGCTAGAGACTTTGCCTTAGACAAGTTTGTAAAGCTTGCGTCATTATCACCAGAGCTTAGCCAGGCGTCTGAATTGGCTAAGGCTACAGTCAAAGGCTGGAATGCCATGATTAAAGGCGTTAAGACTATTTTTGACCCATCATCTAAACAGGTAATTAGCTTAGCATCTAACGCAGCGACTCAGCGCGATAAGCTTAAAAAGCAAATCGATGACTACACCCTTGACCCAAACCGCATGCTTAGTATTAACGATAACAACCCGATACCAGAGTACAATGCACCTTTTGCAGAGACTTCTATGCGCGCGGTTAACTACCTCGCCATGCTTAAGCCCCGCACTGACAAATTTGGGCCTCTTGACCCCCCAAAGACCCCTAGTGCGGACGCCGTCTCTGCGTACAACCGCCAACTAGACATTGCTAATAACCCAATGCTGGTGCTTAACCACGTTAAGAATGGGACTTTAATTCCTCAAGACATGATCACAGTGCAGACTATCTACCCAGAGTTGTATAACCAAATGCAACAAAAGATGATGGCCGAGATAGTCAACACGTCATCAAAAGGTAAAATAGTACCTTATAAGAACCGTATGGCCTTAAGTCTCTTTATGGGTCAGCCTCTAGACTCCACTATGTCGCCAGAGGGTATCATGGGCGCTCAGCCGCAGCCTGAGCAACAAAATCCACAAGGCGTGGCGGGTGGCGGAAAAGTGACGGATAAGGGTGGAGCGGCAATCGGTAAGATGTCAATGAACTTCCAGACGCCTCTACAGTCCAGAGATTCTAGCCGTCAGAAACATTCCAACTAATCATTTTTCTATCCATTTATACCCAAATGGGTACGATTTTACTGTTTTTATATCTATTTATACCCGATACGGTATGTTTTACCACTTAAATTAACAACTATGTAGGTTGTTTAATAAAGCGAGGGTATTTTTACGCTTCCATTTCTCAAAAAAGACAGAGCTCTAGGTGGTATCTCCACAATCCTTCGTGCGCCGGATGAGAAGCCAATGCAAGAAGAGCAAGATGACCCTAAGGCCGCCGCAAAGGCCGTTGCTAAAGACATTCTTTCGGCTATTGAAGCTAAAGATGAATCAATGCTTGCCGCTGCATTAGAGTCGGCATTTCAGATTTTTGACAGTCAACCTCACGAAGAGGGTGACCACACTAATGAAGATGAAGGGGCATCAGAATAATGTCTAAGAAACAAAGTCTCGCTATTGCAATGAACGTCCAACGCATGGCCAAAAAGAAAGAAAAGTTTAAGGATGGCGGCGAGGTTAAGATGCCTCCAGACTCTATTAAGATTTTCGAAGGCAGCGTTCGCAAAGCCTTTGGATCTTCACCATCCCCCAAAGAATCTCCTAAGCCAAAGAGTTACGCACATGGCGGCATGGTAGACAGCGAAGACGACATGGACAATATGTCCATTGCAGACATCATTCGCGCAAAAAGTAAGTCACAGGAAGACAACGGACAAGTAGACCTTTTGGAAAACGCTGAAAACGAAGAGGCCGGTCCTCTCATGTGGGATCCAGAAGCTCCAGAGCATACCGCCGCTCTACAAGAGGCGCTGGATGACTCTGACGATAATAAAGACAACGAACGTGAAACCCTAGCTAGCCGCATCCGCGCACGGATGAAGGCTCGCATGGCTGGTGTGCGGTAAATCGCACACTGTGGTAACTCTTAGGCTACCACTTTAGTCATATACAGTCAGTTAAAGGTTACCAATGGCTCTCCCTAGCCCTAAAGAACTAAAGAGAATTGCCAAAGCTTGCCGTGAGGCAGGCATCAAGACGTTTAAAGCCGACGGCCTTGAACTAACTTTCTCTGATTCTTTCGAACTTCCAAAGTCAAAAGAGACCTCAGTAGAGCGGTATGCATCCGACATGATCCCTACAGATGAGATGAGCGACGAAGATAAACTCTTTTGGTCCGTCGGGAATGTTGAAGATATTGTTAATTCAAAAACCGATGGTGAGACTCAATAATGAAAATCTCTAAAGGTCCTAAAGATACACCATCAGTCACCTTTACCACCAAAGATCGTCCTAAAGTCAACTCGATGGTGAAATGGTGGAAGTCCACCAATAAGAAGGAACTAGCCGACGGCCTGCTCGCTACAGCGGTGTATCTTAAAGAGAATCAAAACTTTAGGCATCGTCAAGCCGCCATTTATGCCCGTCTTTACGGCAATAGAGCTCTTTTCTCTCATGCTGGCTCTAATATCAATAGGTTCGACGACGTTAGCGGTATGCCCGCTGACCGCCCAACCTTCAATATCGTACAATCGTCTATTGATACTCTTGTAAGCCGCATAGGTCAAAACCGTCCCTCTCCAGTATTCCTTACCGATAACAGTGACTATAAAGAACGTAACTTAGCTAAAAAGCTTAATAACTTCCTTCAAGGTGAGTTTTACCAGACCGACGCCTATAAGAAGGGCACCGTAGTACTTCGTGATGCCCTTATCGAAGGCACTGGGTGTATTAAGATCCTCGAGGATATGAATAACCGCGTTTCATTGGAGCGCGTATTGCTTACAGAGCTATTCGTAGACCTCAATGAGTCTATTTATAACGACCCTAGGCAGCTTTATCAAGTAAAGTTGGTTGACCGTGCAGTATTAAACGAGGCTTTTGATAAGCCAACCATAGTAGATCTAGCTGAGGCGGCTTATGTGGATAGCTCAGCCGAGTCCTCCAAGTCGGTATCTGACTTAGTCATGGTAGTAGAAGGCTGGCGCTTACCATCAGGCCCAGGCGCTAAAGACGGTAGACATACAATCGCTTGCTCCTCTGGACTTCTATTCGACGAAGAATGGACTAAAGACAAGTTCCCATTTGTATTCCTTAAGTATAGCGATAGGCAGCTTGGCTTCTGGGCTCAAGGCGTTGCCGAGCAGCTCATGGGCACTCAGATGGAGATCAACTCCCTGCTATACACCATTTCTAAGGCTATTAAGCTTGTTGGTGTGCCTAGGGTATTCATTGAAGACGGCTCTAAGGTCGTTAAAGCTCATAATAGCAACGAAATTGGTGTCATTGTCACGTATCGAGGCACCAAGCCTAGTTACGAAGTTGCTCCCTGCGTACCTCAAGAGCTTTATGCGCAGCTTCAACGAATGATTGACTATGGTTATCAACAATGCGGTGTGTCAGCACTGCAAGCATCGTCCACTAAACCGGCTGGACTAAACTCAGGAGAGGCGATTAGATCTTATGATGATATCTCTACTGATAGGTTTGCCTCTCTCGCTCGCCGGTATGATGACTTTTTCATTGATCTTGCGTATGCGATTGTAGATCTCGCCAAAGAGATAGCCGAACGCGACGGTAAATACCAGACGGTATACCCCAATAAGAATGGTGCTAAACAAATCGACCTGCCTAAAGCTTCGCTCCTTCAAGACGAGTTTGTAATTCAGTGCTTTAATACCTCAAGCCTCCCACGCGAACCAGCCGGACGTATGCAAAAGGTTGCTGAGATGATTCAAGCCGGGATGATTACCATCAAGGAAGGTCGCCGACTCCTTGACTTTCCTGATCTCGGTCAGTCTGAAACTCTTGCTAATGCTTCACAAGAGCGTATTTATCAATATCTCGATGAAATTATTGAAGATGGTAAGTACACTCCTCCAGACCCATTCATGGATCTCATGATGGCCAAAGACATTGTAGTGCAGTATTACAATCTTTATGCGTCAGCTAAGCTCGAAGAAGAGAAGCAACAGATGCTACGCGACTTTTACAGTCAAGTAATGGCGCTACTCAGTGCCGGTCAACCGCCCGCACCAGGTCCTATGGACGCAATGGCTGGCGGTGGTGCACCTGCAACGCCTCAAGCTAACCCAGAGCCTCTGCCAACGTCTCCATTAGTGCCTAATAGCGTATGAAAGTAACAATTATAGCAGCTGCTTTGATTGTCTCACTATCTTGGTTAGTTAGACCCAATCAATGTGGGACTCAATTTCGTTATTTTAACGAATTAAAGCAGGAAGCTAACAAAAACTGCGACCTGGCTAAACAATATGAAGAGATTTTGTCTCATAGATTCCCTAACTCAGGTGACGCAGAGTTTGACGATTATTTTAAAAGCAAAGAATACAATGATTTTGCATCATATATGCAAGCTTGTGATACAAGTACCTCTGACTTAGAAGAGGCTAAAGACAACTTGATTTCTTGTCAAAATCCTGCCTAGTCAAGGCAGTTATTTAGCAGTAACAACCCATTATACCTTGTATAGGTATAAACCATAGTAATACGTAACTAATTGAAAGTAAGGAACTTATATGAATATCATTCCACGTAACCAATCCCCAAATGGTGCAGCCTCCGACATGGTAGCTAGCACTAAGCCTAGTTCAGCTCAACAGAGAGCTGTAGAACTCCTAACAAAACTTACCCAAGGCCAACAACAAGAACACAAAGCTCCAGTCCCAGAGGAACCGGCTATGTCCGTGTCCAGTGGCTCTGCTACACCTCAATCCGACATAATTAGAGACTCCGAATTATCAGCTCAAGCTGCACTCGAAGCTCCTGTGTCTGAGGAAGTGACCTCCGCAGAAGCCGCCGCTAAGACTGAAGAGTCAGAGACTCCAAAACCAGAAGTTAAGACTTCTGAAGAGCCGCTCTCATCGCAGTATGCGCAGCTTGCGCGACGCGAGAAAGCACTTAGGGCTAAAGCGCAGGAAATCCGTAACCAGGAAGCCGCGTTTAAAGCTCAAGAACTCGCTCTCAAGTCTAAAGAACTGGAGCTTCAGTCGGCATCGGGCCTTAAGGACCGTCTTGCCAAAGACCCATTATCAGTATTAAACGAGCTGGGCATTAGCTACGAAAAGCTGACGGAAATGGTATTGAACCAGCCGAAAGCTGAGGATGCAGCTATTGCAAAGCTTCAAGCTGAAATTGAATCACTGAAGAATGGCCAAGAATCGGCCAAGAAACTTTTTGAAGAGCAACAACAGAAAGCATATCAACAGGCTGTAGCCCAGATTAAGAATGAGGTTCAGCGGTTGGTAGAGCGCGATGAGTCTTTTGAGATCATCAAAGCCACTAACTCAGTTGGTGATGTTGTAGAGCTCATTGAGAAAACTTTTAACGAGGACGGCACATTACTCACGGTTGAGGAAGCCGCCCAGGCTGTTGAAGAGTATCTGGAATCTGAAGCGCTTAGATTGTCCAGGACTAAGAAATTACAGTCGAAACTTGAGCAGTTGACCAAGACGGTTACTGCCCCGAGCGCACCTAAGCAAGGTCAGGCGTCGGGAAACGTAGTTGCAAAGCAGGCGGCCCCTGCTAAGACGCTTTCAAATAGCCTTGGTGTTGCACAGAAGAAGCTATCTTCACGCGACAGAGCCATTGCTTTAATTGAAGCAAGTACTAAGAAATAAGGTTCTATTAGTTACCCCTAGCATGGTGTTAGTGGATATGGATAGAACAAAAAAGGTTAAGTAACAGGGTGGGATTAAATCCCCATCATTTACGATGACCTAAAAAGAAAGATGCTATAAAATGGCAGCTGTATTCGCAAATAGCGCTAATACCAATGCAATCCTTAAGGAATTGTACATTGATAATAGTGACTATCTAAAAGATCTAGTGTACGCAAAGAACCCTTTGCTTGCGCTTCTTCCTAAAAATGAGTCTGAGGATGGAATGGCCGGTAAATACCTGCCCGTCCCCCTCGAGTATGGTAACCCACAAGGTCGTTCGCACGCCTTTGCTTCTGCTCAAAGTCAGCAGACGGCAGCTAGCGTTAGTTCGTTCTTCGTAACAATCGTTCAAGACTATCAGCTCGTTACGATCACGAACCTCTTGATGGAACAGTCCAAAGGCAGCCCTGCTGCTTTCGTTGACGCATTCAAACTGCAAATGGATGGCGGTATGCGCAACATCACGAACAACTTGGCTTTCCAATTGTTCAACGATGGTACTGGTTCACGTGGTTTCATCGGTTCGGGTGCAACTAACCCCTCCGGTTCGACCTATGTGATCCCTCTCTCGAATGCTCAGCAAATCGTGCAATTCGAAGTTGGTATGACTCTCGTGAACTTCACGAAGTCTGCTACGACGATTTCTTCGATCTCTAGCTCGACCGCTGTTATTCAGTCGGTTGATCGTGGATCAGGCGTGATCACGGTTCTTGCTTCGGCTGTAGATGCTTCGTGGCTCTCGGCTGGTAAAGCTCTCGGAGTTAGTGGTGATATCGTCGCTGGCGCTATCAGCACCGCTAATAATTTGGGTCTTTCGGGACTCGCTTCGTGGCTTCCTAGCACGGCACCTTCGTCGGGAGATAACTTCTTCGGCGTTGACCGTTCGGCAGACGTAACCCGTCTCGCTGGTATCCGCTATGATGCTACCGCTTACACGATTGAGGAAGGCATCACGAATGCTCTTGCTCTGTTGAATCGTGAAGGTGGATCTCCTGACCTGATCGTTATGGACTTCGCTTCCTATGCTTCACTCGTGAACGCATTGGGCGCTAAGGTCATGAACATTCAGATCAAGCACGATGAAGTTGAAGTGGCATTCGATGCTATTTCGTTCCAAAGTGCTTATGGCCGTGTTAGCGTTCTCGCTGACCGTTCATGCCCTCCTGCTACCGCGTTCGTCCTTAGCATGAAGACCTGGAAGCTCCGTTCACTCGGACGTGTCCCCAAGGTCCTCACCTACGGCGTTGAAGGCCTCGAAGGTCTGCGTGTTGGTAATGCCGATGCACTCGAAGTGCGTATCGGCTGGTATGCGCAGTTGATCTGCTCCGCGCCCGGTTGGAATATGGTGGTAGCTCTTAGCTCCTAATTCATAGTCTAACAACTAAAAATTGGACCCCAGAGGCGAAAGTTTCTGGGGTCCTTTTTTATTTACTACGCGCTATAGCATATACTACGTATATACAAGTTATAACGTGTAATACATGTGTCCAGTATGTAATCTAAATCTTAACGTACTGGCTAACTCAAATTTACATATATGAGTGCTAGGCCCAACCAGGCTTAACCCAACCAGGAGCCGTCCTAATGAGTCGTAAAAATACCCTTCCATATCGAGTTGCATCCGCACAGAGTCTCGCTGCAGACTTTAATAGTGCCCCAACGCTTATCCGCAACAGCGATAACATTGGCTATCAGATTAATATCACTACAACAAACTCCATTGGTACCTTCCAGGTCCAAGGTAGTAACGACTACACGGTTAGTGAGGTGTCAAATATTGTCACTAACCCCGGTAACTGGGTAGCCATTGACTTGGGAGGTTCTCCTGTAGCCAATGCCGCTAACGATACAATCCTTATTGACCTTAAACAGCTTCCCTTCAACGCAGTACGCATTGCCTATGACTCCTCTACCCCCGGCACTGGTACTTGCGACATTTACATCCTAACCAAGTCGGTGGGAGCTTAATATGCAATTTTTCTATTATCCACCTAGCGGTGCAGCGTCTTCTAACCCATCCGTTGGCACTAACGGTGCTCTAATTCCTGGTAGCTCCACGTTAATCGCTGGTGAAAATCCAAGTGGTAACCTAACTCCGTTACAGACAAACGCTAGTGGCGACCTGTTAGTATCTTTAAACGCTCCGTCCGTGCTTGATATCAACCTAACTCAGGTTGGTGGTGCAGCTATAGCCCTTGGGCAGGCATTAATGGCGGCATCTTTGCCAGTCGTTATTGCTTCTAACCAGAGTACCCTCCCTATCAGCGCAGCAAGCCTGCCATTGCCTTCGGGTGCAGCAACTGAGGCTACACTAGCGGCGATGTCTGCGAAGCTTCCAGCGACCCTTGGAGCGCATTTAATCGCTGCTTCGTTGGCAGTTAACATTGCCAGTGACCAAGTAGTACCAGTTTCAGCCTCTTCGTTGCCCCTACCCTCTGGTGCAGCAACGGAAGCCACGCTTTCGGCATTAAACGCTAAGGTTGTAGTAGCTGATACAGGTAACGTTACAGTAGTTTCGTCGGCGTTGCCTACGGGAGCTGCTACAGAGTCCACATTATCTGCAATGTCTGCTAAGTTGCCCGCTACACTAGGGGCTCACGTAATAGCCGCTAGCTTAGCTGTCAATATTGCTAGTGATCAAGTGGTACCCATCAGCGCGTCGGCGTTGCCTTTGCCATCTGGTGCTGCTACAGAGGCCACGCTTTCGGCTCTAAGTGCTAAGTTCAATTCGCTTGGTCAAAAGACCATGGCCAACTCAGCTCCAGTGGTCATATCTTCTGACCAGTCAGCTATTCCAGTCAGTTCGGCGTCTGGTAGGTCAGTAGTAACTACAGTGCGCAATGACTACTCATCCGTTAACGTCACTACAGGCGCTTGGGTACAACTTGTAGCTTCGCTTAGCGCTACAGTGAATGCATTTGAAATCTTTGACTCGTCAGGTCAGACTTTGGAACTTGGCACAGGCGCAGCGGCCTCTGAAGTTCGCCTGATCTTGGTATACCCAGGCGGCAACGGACAAGTACCAGTCACAATCCCATCCGGCACCAGGCTCAGCATCAGAGCAGTGTCGGCTACAGCTAACTCAGGGGAGCTAGACATAAACTTATATAGTTAATAGCTATATAACTGTATTCACAAAGGATACACTTTAAATGCCAAATGCACCTTTAATTTATAACGGCAACGCGGCAAGGTTTTTGAAGCCTTCGCTTATTATCCCTGGATCTACGTCAGGTACGTTGACCATATCCCCTGCTGCGACTACCACATCATACGCGTTGGTTATGCCAGCTGCTCAAGGCGCGGCATCTACTGTATTGACAAACGATGGTAGCGGTAACCTTAGTTGGTCTCCGGCATCTGGCGGTGGTAGCGCAACATCATTTACGATTGCCAATAACCAATCCTCAGCGGCAGATGTGACTGGGTTTTTAGTTAGTGATGCCACAGAGAAGGGTTTTAGCGCTGAGTATACGATCGTGCGTAGGGGAACGGTACCAGCTGAGTTTGCAAGTTTCTACAATAACCTAGTATCACCTAACATTGGATCAACTTCTATAAACGACTACGCTAATGCCGTAGCCGCAAATAGCTCAGGAGAAGTGTTAATCGGTGGTGACTTTACAACCGTTAATGGCGTCACACTCAATAGACTATTTAAAGTAGCAGCGGACGGCACATTAGATTCAGCCTTTAATACTAACCTTGGTACTGGGCCTAACAACGTGGTTAGAGCTATTGCGTTTCAAAGCGATGGTAAGGCAATTGTAGTCGGTAGTTTTACAGCGTTCAATAGTGTGATCTTAGGAACCAGAATCATTCGCCTAAACACTGATGGCACTGAGGATACGACCTTTACAACAAATGTAAACGGCGGAGCCAATAGTGATATTCGTTCGGTTTTCGTGCTACCAGACGATAGTATATTACTCGGCGGTGCCTTTACTACTTGGGATAGTAATGCGATCGACTTCTTCGTAAAGCTAAATGCCGACGGTACTGAAGATACAACCTTTACGGCTAACTTGTTTTCATTGAACAACCAAGTAAATACAGTGATAGCCGACTCCACAGGCTCTATCTACTTGGGTGGTGTGTTCACAAGTTATAACGGGAATACAAGGAACCGTATCTTAAAGCTCAATTCAGACGGCACAGAAGACACCACTTGGGCGACCACATCGGGTACTGCCTTCTCTGACCAAGTATGGCAAATTGACGTTCAAGCTGATGACAAGATCATTGTAGCCACTGAGGCTTTGCTTTATAACGGCACTACAATGAACAGATTTACGCGTTTGAATACTGATGCTACCATAGATAGTACATTCAACACTAACGTCTCAACTGGTACTGGGTTAGACTTCCGAGTCAATTCATGCGCAGCATTAAATAGCGGTAAATCATTCATTACGGGTATTTTTACAAACTTCGACGGCACGCCACTAAGCGGCGTGATGCAGTTTAATAGCAACGGCACTCCTGATACGACATTTAATACTAATGTCGTAGGAGATGGCCTTCAAAATGGTTCATTCGTTTTCGAAGGTATGTATTGCGCAGAGATAGCATCTAATTTGGTTATGGTAGTAGGTTCTTTCTCTGGATTTAATAATGCTAATAGGAAAAATATCGTGGTACTAGGTGATGTTGCATATGACTACGTTAACCAAGGCCAGTTGAGAGGACTATACCGAGATTCATCTACTTCATGGGAACTTGGGTTGGTCGACTTCATTGGTGATGACACGGGGGTAGTGTTTTCAATGACTAATGCCGGACAACTTCAGTACACGTCTACTGACTTAGGCACAAGTACAGAGAGCAATATGCATTTCATATTGACGAAGGTGTAATATGGCTAATAACTCTTCAATAACACCTAGGTATTTATCTTCAAGATCAAGTATAGTAACTGTTAACAGTACCACTAGAAATTTTAAATACCTTAACTTTTATGGTAATTACTTAGACCTACCTCCTGGAATTTGGGAAGTGATGGGCGGAGCATTTTCCAATGGAGGCGCTATAGACTTTGTGTCCGTGGGGTACAGCACATCTAATGGTGATAGTGTGGTTACGTCAATTCCCGCTTTTTCGAATGCAGATATTGAAATTTTAGCTAATAATGTGGGATACGCCAATGCTTCAACACCAAGTGCTCCACTTTCTACAGACTACGTTTTTAATGCGTCTGATCAGAATACTGTTGAAGCTCCAGTTTTAATCGTTTCTATAAAAGATACAGCTAGAATTTATGTTAATGGAGCCTTTGAGTCGATCAACTCAACACTAGTTAACTGTGCAGTGGCAATTTACGCAAAAAGAGTAGGATAGATAATTTATGGCATATAATATTTTGTTTCCAGTTCACATATTCAATGCAGCTAGTATGGCTACGTCTCTCACTAGTCCAGTAGTAGAGATACGTAACCAAGACAACGTGGGCATCCAACTTCACTGGACTGGCGCACCCGTAGGAGACTTCGACTTTCAGATATCGTCGGACCATGCACAAGACTCTCAAGGCAACGTTACCAATGCCGGTAACTGGGTATCTCTACCCCTTAGCCCTGCAATCTCTGCCGCTGGGTCAGCTGACGATGCATATGTAGACCTAAACCAGATGTCTGCCATGTATTGCAGAGTTGTATACACACGTACTAGCGGTACTGGATCTTTATCCGGGGTAATTGTCGCAAAAGGAATCTAATATGGCCGGTCAATACGTAAAATATCCTTTAGCAGGCGGCGGTGGTAGCGGTACCTGGAAAGCAGGCGTAGCTAACGCTGGAGCTTTGCCTTTAGTCGGCAACACAGTTGGTGATGCTAGGGTAGCCGAAGACACTGGTATCATTTACGTATGGGATGGAGCGTCTTGGGTACCACAAGGTGGAGGTACTATTAGGAGAGAAGTCTTTACTAGCAGCGGTACATTTATTGCCAAAGACGGTATCACTAACTATAAAATTATTGGTAGACCTGGCGCTGGCGGTGGAGCAGGCGGCAGTGGCGGAGGTGCAGGGTTCTCTGGTGTTACAGGTGGTGGTGGACGTGGAGGCGCTGGCGGTGGTGCCGGAGGTGCTGCTATTGCCACAGAGGTAAACGTAGTATTAGTTCCGCTACAATCCTATTCCGTCATCATTGGAGCGGGTGGTGGTGGCGGTACGGCTGGAAGCGGTGGCGCTACATCCGGTGCAGCTGGTACTAACGGCTCTGGCGGTGGTAACGGCGGCAAAACATCTTTTGGATCTATTGTAGGTTTTGGTAGAGATAACCCAGCTACAGGCGGCACTAAGGGTAACTTCGGCTCCGCAGGTGGTGGCGGTGCCTTAGCTGCTGGTGGATCTACTGGCGGCGTTGGTGGTACTGCGGGTAATACATATAACTTAGCATCTCAAACCAACTCCACAGCTGGAGGTAACGGCGGACAAGGTCACGCTACGGGCACATCAACAGCTGGAGCTGTAGGTCTCTCATCATTCGATTTGGTATTTGCGAACCTTGGTGTAGCAGGCGGCACGGCTGGTGCATCCGCAGCTGGCTCAGGTGCTACGCACGGTGGGGGCGGCGGCGGTGGAGGTGGTGGTGCCTCAACGTCTGGAGTTGCGTATCCTCTCCATAATATAAGTGTTCCTAGTGGCGGTAATGGCGGCAACGCTGGTAATGGCGGAGCTGGTAACTCATTAGGAACTGGAGCCGCTGGTGGTACCGGTCAGGCGGGGGCCGCAGGTACCAATGGTAGAGCTGGCGGCGGCGGGGGCGGTGGGGGCGGCGGCGGAGGTGGTATCACCTTTGGTCCAGGCGGAGCTGGTGGACTAGGTGGAGCAGGTAGCGCAGGAATTTTAATCGTAGAGTGGGTGGAGTAACATTCTATGGCAAGATACGCAGTTATTGAAAATGATGTAGTAGTAAACTGTATTGAAGCAGAAGCAGATTTCATTAGTAGTGCAATAGCTGATGGCCTTTTCGCAGAGGCCGTTCTTATAGATAACTTACCTATAAACATAGGGGACTTGAGACAAGAGGACGGTAGTTTTTTGCCGCCGGTGCAGGAGTAGTTTATGACATTAGAAGACGCAAAAGCATTAATTAAAAAGGCGATAGAACAAGGTCCAGGGTCAGTAGATCCTGTACTACTTGCGAAAGCAATAAAAATGGTCGGTAGCGCCTGGGCTGCTAGATAGTATATAGAAAGGTCATGGATGACGTATGCAAGACGATAGACTTAATAGAATAGAGTCAAAAGTTGACAAATTAGATGACCATTTAGGTTCTATTGATGTCACTCTAGCCGCGCAGCACGAAAGTTTAAAATTACATATAAAAAGGACCGAGTTGCTTGAAATGCAGCTCGAACCTGTCAAAAAACACGTCGCCGCAGTCAATGGCGCAATTAAATTCATTGGTGTTTTAGCTATATTTGCCAGTATCGCTGAAGCTTTGATGAAGTTCTTTGAACTCTCAGCTGGTAGATAATATGAAACACATCTTTACTAGATCTTTCCTGATGGCCCTAGGCGGCGTCGGTATTTTGTTATTTGCATTGTTCCTAAAAAGCCCACGTTTCGATTATACATCGGATGTAAATATGCATAAAGTTGTACTCCAGCTGGAAGGTAACGGCGGAAAATGCAGCGGAGAACAAATCGAGACTAATTCTGGGCACGAATACGTATTAACCGCTGCTCACTGTAAGAACCTCCAAGAGGACGGATCGATACAAGTTACTACTGAAGACGGTCGCACACTAATGCGCCGAATCATCGCGGAAGATCAATACTCTGACCTTATGTTGCTTGAGCCAGTACCAGACATGAAGGGTATTAAGTTGGCAAGCAGCTGGGAGAGAAATCAGCACATTCGTACTTTTACACATGGCGGTGGACTTCCTACTTATAAGACCGAAGGCGAGCTTATCGCAAGCATGCATATTGACGTTGAGCTTTGGATGATCGACTCTCCTGAGTCCGAAGATCTATGCTCTAAGCCTAAGCATGCCATTAAGTCTATTAGGACATTCTTTGGTGAGTTTAAGGTTTGCGCCCTTAGCACTAATGAAGTTTCGACTACGGCCATGATCATTCCTGGCAGTAGCGGCGGCATGGCCGTTGACGACAACGGCAGGTTAGTTGGTGTTGTCAGTGCAGGCGGCAGGAATATTGGATTTCTCGTCCCACTTGAAGCTATACAAGATTTTCTGTATAACTACTAAGTTTACTTAACTATCATTATTAGGTAGGTGACCTATGAAGACCAATAAACTCGGAATCGATATGATTAAGAGGTTTGAAGGTCTTAGGTTAGAAGCCTATAAAGACGTTGGCGGAGTTTTGACCATTGGATATGGTCATACTGACCTCTCTATCAAAGAAACTGACAAGATAACTCAAGCTAGAGCCGACATTTTTCTGCAGAAAGACATAAATAATGCAGAAAGAATTGTGTCTAAATATATAAAATCCGATATTAACGAGAATCAGTTCTCAGCCCTGGTGTGCTTTGTATTCAATATAGGAGAAGGCAACTTTAGGGATTCCACCATGTGCAAGCGAATCAATGCAAGTGATCCTAAGGCCTCTGAGGAGTTTTTACGGTGGGTTAAGGTAAAGGGTCAGCAGGTACAAGGACTGGTGTACCGCCGTATCGCTGAAAAGGCTTTATATGACCTGTCAGTGTAAGCCAGTCGCCAATCGGTAATGACTTTGTTACTAATTAACTAGTGGACTATACCTATGAATATTCTTGATAAATGGAAAGAATTTGTAGCTAAGATGAGCGCTCGTGGCATACCCTTGCCGATGGTGCGTGACCCAAAGACTGGGATGGGGTCTGTGAGCCTTACCATGGTTGTAGTGAGTTTCGGTCTACTCACAGTATCCACAATGCTTGCACTAGGGTTAGTGGTTAGTAAGTGGGCAAAGTTATATATAGCACCAGAGGCTAGTCTAACTACCCTTAAGGAAGCCTTTAGCATGAGCTTCCAAATGGCAGGTATCTCTATTGGATTGTATTTTGGTCGTAAGTTTCAAGTAGACAAGACAAGCGTAAACGTAGAAAAAGACTAACTTACCACTTTTGCCACAGGGGGCAGTAGCGCATATGGTCGAACCCAAACCCAGTGTGATGAGCCCCACACTCGCAACCCTTCTGGTAGCTACTTCTTAACATCTCTTCCACAGACTCATAGTCCAGCCAGTAGTCCGGGCTATAGGGCGGCACCTCAGCGAAATTAAGCTCATAGAAGATATTACCTTGCCCAGGCGTGTACATAACATATTCGTACTTACACCCTTGGTAAGATACCCGGTGAGGGAATTGGTCAAATGGTTTCATCCAGTAGACCTTCTCTTGCTTATTGCCTATGCCAAACTTTAGTAATAAGGTCATCTATTAATGTATTTCTCAATGGCTGGTATATCTTTGTATAAGCTGGGCATTACCGGCATTATATTGGTGGTATTACGTGGTTTGTATCCGGCTGGGTACTTACCTTTTACGACTTTTAGGTAAAGCAAATGCCTAGAGGAGCTCTTTAGTGCAGGCCCTATAACCCCTGGCAGTGATGGATTAGGGTTATGACAAGACACACACCTAGCGGTGTATACCTGTTGCCCCCTATCGGAAAGACTAAAGGCCGTGATTAGAGTCAGCGCGAGCATTTCGCACGCCCTTTATGATTAGCTGCCTTATTCTCTCATGTGACCAATAACTTATACTAGCGATTGACGCTGCTGTTTGAATTTCTTTTATACTTAACCCCTTTGTATAATACATAAGAGTGATATACACACCGTTATATGTGCTATCCTTATGTGTTCTTAGTCCAGGGAGTGTCCTAGCATCAGCAATTTTTAGAGCACTTTTAGCTTCCTCTATGCAAGGAAGGTTATCTGGATTTCTCCATTGCAAAAAACGCCAGTATAAAAGTTTAATCTTTCTTAACATCTTGCATTGCTCCACAGTTAGGGCATAAGAAACTACATTGACAGCCGTCTTCAGACATCATATCACAACCACAGGATTGGCACGTATCGTTAGTCATTCTCGGCCTCAGTTTGGTTAGTTTTTAATGTAGCCTTAGCCTTTTTCAATTCCAAGTATTTTCCATATGCCGCAGACTTAGGTTGAGTAAATGCTAGTCCTTTACACCAATAGTCATTCCTAAGTAATGTCTTGCATAGCCTACGCCACGATGGAGCGATTCTTTGACTCTCAAGTACAGCTGGTGCCTCGTCTGGTATGCCATTCTCATATCCCCTAATTTTCCACCACTTTAAAAATACCTTAAACTTAGAAATATAGTGAGTACTGGTATTATCAGGTAAAGACGACAACAAAAGGTTACAAAAGGACTTCCATGTGTGGTTGTCAGGCTTTGTAATTTTATTATATCCTGTGACGTTACCCGTCTCTTGAATGTACAGAGCTCCTGAGTTAGCTCCGTTAACCCTTTCTACAACTTTATACCAGGTCTTTGGTTCTAAAATATGGTAAAGCCATAGCCCTCTACGTTGGTCATCTCCATACGGTTGGCATATACGCATCTGGCTAGGGGATAGACCTGCTTTGTGCATTAGGTCGTAAATCTTATTGCTAGGTAACTTAGGATTTTTAGAGTGGTATAACCACAAGTCTGATACGTTCCAATCATATATAGGGTAGATATTAAACAATCCTTCACTGACTTCTGTCGTATAAGACTTATTTTTAAACCTAACTTTAGAGTCTGAAATGATAGTCCTAAATCGATTAAGACTTTCGTCTGTGCGTATGCCCACAAAGCATGCGGTTAGTTTCCCTTGACCGAACCATTCGCCGAATAGAGGTACGAACTCTTCAAACTCCATGCCCTTTTGGAAGAAAGGAAAAAAGGTTTCCTCTGAAATTACGCCTTTGTGCTCTGGTAGTGGCCTAACCCAACTGTCTTTCTTATCTTTATCCCAGCATATCCACCTAGGCGTATAGTTACTAACTGCGTTCCTAAGAGATATAGGTAGACATACCCAATATGGCTCTACATTATCTGCGTAAAAGTCTAGGCACGTTCTAACGTGTTCTATCGTAAGGTTGTATTGTGCCTCTAGGTCAATTATAAGCACGCCAACTTTTCTATTTCTAGCTTTAGCTTCCTCTAGGACAAGGTGCAGCATAACGGTGCTGTCTTTACCGGCGCTAAATGAAACGTAAATTCTTTCGAAGTTATCGAAGACGAACTTAACCCGATCTTTTGCCTCTTCTAGTACGTTGGTAGTCTTAAACTTTTTTAGCAGACTCATGTTTTTCCACCCACAAGTCATAATACTTTTTTGCTATTCCATCCGCAAGTACTTTTTGTTCATCCGTTAGTAAATTAAAATACCCCATAGTCTTTGTATGAGGCACCTTGAATCTTAAAGCACAAGCAGCTTGCCCTAGATACGCTATATGATTTAGAGAGGCATTGGTCAAGTTATGTTCACAGGAGTGCGTCCACGTGGTTATGATTTCACTTAAAGCCTTCTCAAAGGCTTTAGAGTCTGATAGAAGTTGAACACACTTTTCATCGGCCTTATCGGTATCATAAGGCTCTCCACCATAAAAGTTATGTTTATGGTCCTCCCAGAGATCCCAAGGATGAAATATCCTGTTCATTCGATAGTCTCAACTTCTTTTGCGTCGTTAAATATCTCAATATCCCATGACTTACTAAACTGGGTGTTACAAAACATCTCAGCTAGGCCAGAAACTTGACACAGACGCAGGACCTCGTCTTCGTCCATACCCAAATGCTCTGCAATCCACTTATCACTTCTATTTCTTCTCTTCAACTCAACTACCATGTCAGACATTGAGTCCACATTATGCTTGCCTCTAGCTCTATTATGCCTAATGGTGCTAGCCATTCTATCGCTTCTGTCTTCCCTATCCTCGTTAATAACCACAAGCGGTATAAACCCGTGGATACGTTTTCTAATATAAGAGCTTTCTTTAGCAACCCTGCTCCTATGAAATCCGTCCACTACTTCGAAACCTTCATTCTTTCTAAAAGCAACAACTGGCTGAGTGTAACCGTCCTCTTTAATAGACAACTCGAGGAGCTTCATCTCTGGCGGTGCAACGCTATTAGGGTTATAGTCGTTACCCTGAACCTTATCTATTCTTTGCCATTGGACGCAGTCTACTGGCTCTGTCTTAAAAGGACTATAGTTTTTAAGATCTAATCTAATCTTATTTATGCATTCTACTTTTTCAGTCAGCGAAAGGTCATCTAAGTTTTTAAAAGTCTCACTACAAATACTAATTATATCTTCCATTTTCATATTATGTCTCCAATTCAGCTGGCACAATCCCATACTCAGTTTTAAGTACCTTGCACTGCTCTCGGTAGTGCCCGATAGTCCACTTATGACTCAGATCTTTAAATAATATAATCTTACAGGACGTTTTACCAGGATAATTTCTAAACCCTCGACCTACTTGTTGCATAATGGAATTCTTTGATTTGCCGAGTCCAGCGATAACTATATATTCGGCTGGTTTAGTATCGATACCTTCACCAAGTACGCCAGTGGTACCGATAAGGACCGGGATTTCTTTAGCACTAAACGATCTTATTAGGTCCTTTGTATCATCTGCAAGGCCGTTGGCGAATGGAGCGCCAGTCGTCTTGGCTAGTATCTCACCGTGGGCTATCTCTTTGACCAACACCAGGGTGGATTTGTTGGTGTGCTGAGCCATGGTTATAAACAACGAGACTAAAGCATTGCGCTCTTCGTTGAATACCACTAGCTCTTTATAGATCTCTTGCCACATCATTCCTTTTACGTCTTTCTTCTTCGGCACGGTGATGTAATAGGCCTCCATGGGTACTATAAGCTTAGATTCTACAGCGTCTTTATATTCGACCTTATAAATAACTTCAGATAGTACTGACTCTAGAAGTAGTTTTTCATTATCTTGAGATCTAAAGGGAGTAGCAGTCAGACCGTATTTAAAGTACACGTTGGTCCATGATAGTTCATTCATCTTTCGATAGCTATCAGCACCGCTGTGGTGGAACTCGTCGATAATTACACAGTCGTAGTGTGATTTAATACCTGGGTCTAGAGAATCTATGTTGTCGACTGTAATTTGGCGATTGGGTCCCACGTATTTTGACCCAAAGATACTTACTAAGCTCTCTGTCAGCTGCCGCTTCAACTCTAGTGTAGGTACTACTACCATGGTAGGTCGGCTGATCTCTTTTATCATCATGGCCAGCATTATACTCTTACCCGTCCCCGTAGGCGCTACCACAATACCCCTGCTATTAGTCTTACAAGCCCTCACAACTGCCAATTGTGCCTTATATGGCGTTACAGGGAGTTTAAAGACAGGGTAGTCGATTTTAGGGGGGAGGGTGCGAAGGTCATGTACCGAAGCCTCTGGGTAGGCTTTACGCGCAATATAGAGCAATCCAGTGGGGAACGTCGATCCTTTGCTACCATTCTTCTTTAATAGGCTCTTTTTCTTAGGCCCCCACTTGCGGGCAGTATAGGATCCAGGTTGATCAATATAGTAGGACATTAGATTCTTAAGGTTGACGTACTCCTCTTGAGTATACTCAGTTACAAGGCATTTGCTATTGTCAACCCATATAGTCATAGTTTTGGTAAATACTTGTCCATATATGAGGTCCAGGCACCATCTTTATGCTTTATGACTTGAAGTAAAGTGTCCATAGACGGGATTGTATCAGGCTGCTCCTGACTCTTACTAATTATAGCCGTCAATATTCTTTTGGTGCAATCAAGTTTGGTAGCGTTGTCTATTACTATAAAAAGAATATTAGATTTTACGTAGGTTCTTAGAGTGTCTAGGTCTACATATTCCCCGCTCTCTTTGTCGTACAATTTTCTATTTTTATAAAGAACGATAACCCTAGTGTCGAATGGTATCACGTGTTGCTGCCTACTTTCTTATTCAGACCACTTATCCCCTAACCTTGCCCCAACCCATCCTGCTATAAAAGATATCATAACAGCATATCCAGGTGATGGTCTAACAAATACTATAATAGTGCATACGGGGAGTACAACAATAGACCAACCCAAAAACCATTTCATTCTAGCACTCCCTCTCCATACCCATTCCCATACCCATACCCATTCCCATACCCATTCCCATTCCCATACCCATTCCCACTCCCATCCCCACTCCCATACCCATACCCATACCCATACCCATTCCCATACCCATCCCCATACCTACTCCCATCCCCATCCCCACGCCCATCCCCATACCCATCCCCATACCCAGCCCCGGTGCCTTTACCGTCGATCATGATAACACCTGCTCTAGCTTTTTAGCCCAGTTACCGCCGATTGGTAAGAATTCTTTCAAAGTCATTTTTACGTTACTGCTCAAATTATGCGCCTGCAAAAAATGGTCGCACCCGGTTTTGCAAGCTCCAGTCAATATCCTAAACTCTGTGACTGATATCTTATAAGTATTTAACTTTGGTTTAATTTTAGCTACAAGTTTTTCCAATGAAGGTCGTTTAGCTGGATCCTTCCAAATAGCCTCTCCGATTGCCTCTGCAGCCGTAGTGCCGTGTGCGCAATAAACACTATTTTTTAGGTTCGCAAAATAAACCTTTTTACCTTCGTTAGTGATCCAAGACTCAATGATATGCCCATCTGATGTGACCCTAGTCTTAATATCAGACTTTACATCTCTGTATTCGATACCGTCGCGATAAATGCTTTTCATTTTAGCACCCCATCCCCATACCTACTCCCATCCCCATCCCCATCCCCACGCCCATCCCCATACCTACTCCCATCCCCATCCCCACTCCCATCCCCATACCCACTCCCATACCCATTCCCATACCCATTCCCATACCCATTCCCATACCCATACCCATGCCCATGCCCATCCCCATACCCATTCCCATACCCATACCCATGCCCATGCCCATCCCCATACCCATTCCCAGCCCCGGTGCCTTTACCGTCGATCATGATAACCTCTCTTCTATTTTAATAGAAACATAAACTACTAGTTAACCTCGTTGTAAAGATTAACTAGTAGTTTATATCGTCGATGGGTGGGACTAACTTGTTGGATATTGCATCACAGATGCGTGAGCGGTCTTAGTCATTTCGGCGAGTTCAAATCCAGCGGGATTTATAATGCACACTTGACTGAGTTTTGCTCCAATACTGTGCTCTGAGCCTGGTTTAAGGCCATTTGCAGCTACGTCACTGATAGAGCCGCTCTTATCGCGTGTGTACACTCTCCAAAGACGGCGTGCGTTTTTTAGGATCACAGTATCGCCGTCTACAGATACTACTGTACCGGCGTGTACACCAGCCACATTTGCTCTTACAATTACGTTCTTACCTACCATTGCATGTTTCTTAGCCATTTTTTATCTCCATTCTAAGTTTAAGTTACTATTATCTCACTACCATACAGACACTAAAAATTCAATCTGCTCCATCCGAGTCGAGACTAGCCCAGCTGTCGATAAGATCCTGAAGATCACCATCACTCAACCCGGCGGCCCAAGATAAGTCATCGTCGTATTCATCGGCGGTACGCAATCCCGATCTTTCTATCTCTTGTACCACCTTTGGTACTGGGGTTAACCCTATCTCATCTTTGCACGTACGGCAATACCAGAAATCCTTACCGCCAGCGGTGTTTAAAACACCTGTGTCTTTACATTTTTCGCAGATCACTTTAGGCCGTCCTTCTGAATAAGTTCTAATACCTTAACTGATGATTTTTTGTCTAAGAATATAAAATTACCATCATTCATCTCTACATACCAAAATTCTTTGTGCTTACCAACGGATTTTGTATGTGCCCAATCAATAGTGATTCCTTCGCCTGTGGGAGTAACTATATCAACCATCACAGAAATTCCTTTATGATTAACCATATCTATAACCTCCTAAAATGCCCTATAAACGCTCGGAACCATTCCTTGCACCCTAGGGTCTAAAAACCTATTCAGAGCGTTTATAGGGCATCGCAGCGCTTTGTACGGCCTTATCCCACGCTTGCTTTGCTTGTTCCTCAGGAGTTTGTCTACCGTAGTCGATAGTTTTGGTATTGTTCCAAAACTTAATCGCTTCGGCACAGAAGCATCCCCCACGAACGCCCATTACTTCTCGGTCCTTTTTGCAATGTAAGCAGATGACTTGCATAAAGTAGTTTCTCCTTACCCATACTTTACCAAATCTATCTGCTTAGTCTAACAAAAAATCTTTAGTTTTTAATAAAAATAGTTTGACAGAATCAAAAATCCGTGCTACTATTTACCTAACCCGGGTGCGGAACTCTACTAAAGGTATAAGCGTTTAAGACAAAGGTACTTTAGAGAGATTTTTGTAACTAGTTGAAATCCTTGACTTTCGATTTTTAGGCTAGTGCTACTCACTGATAAATTATAACAAATCAGTGGATAAATTGCAAGTTAAGGCAGTGATTTTACGCACTTAGACTACTTTATGCGGAGATTGTGACCGTTATTCTCCGCAGTCTGATCACTTTTACGCAATTATCACTATCTGGTGTTGTGATTTGACTCATTAGGTAAAGAATTGGTATATTGACTATATGGACTTCAATGAATTTGTTGTTAGAGCTGCGTCTAAGAGAATCAAGGTGCTGACTGAGGTCGCGACGCATAATAAGAAACTACTTCAGACTAAGGATTTGACCATGCAGGAGATAGGATACCTGGAAGGGGTCAATTCTAGCCTTGAGTACGAAATATGGTTTTTGCACTCGCTTATGGAAACTGAACGTGGTTTAATAGAAGACATAAACAGTACGGAAAAGGAAAGGGACGCAAAACTTGAAGAACAACGAAAAAAATACCACTGATACGAAGAACCTTGATTACTACATAAACTTAGTGATCACAGTTTTCGCTTTTGTGATAGCTTTTACGTTAGGTTTTTTGTTCGTGTCCATAGCAGCGTTTATATCTTTGTTCTTTCCAAACGATTCGGGGGATCGTTAATATGAAGCCACTAATCATACTTGCACTATCATTTTTGACACCGTCTTGTGGACCTGGTTTAGGATCAGACTATGCTCAATTTACTGCTTATGTAGACTACTTCGTCGCAGAGGGTGCAGCTAGAGGCAGAGTCATAGATCCTTTTGGTCTTAAGATTTATTTGGTGGACAAAGTAGAAAACGAAGACAAAGGCGTCATTGGTGTTTGTTATTCAGGTGGATATATTTATCTGAAAAAATCCTATTGGGAAAAAGCAACACCAACGGGACGCGAGACACTTATTTATCATGAGATGGGTCACTGCCTACTTGACAAAGATCATTCGTCATGCCCAAATCTCATGTGCCCAACTGTGCTAGATGGCGATGAGTTTGATCAGCATAGGAAGCAATATTTAGACGTTCTTTTTTCTCGTTGACAACACCCCCAGTGTGTGTGAAACTGGTTTTGTAGACAGACATCTTATCTAAGCGCTCATCGCAGCGCGCCTGAGCCCTGGAAATTTAATCCCCCCCGACACAGATTTCCAGGGCTCAGATTCTTCTAGACAAAAACAAAAATAAAAGCTAAGTTGAAATTATGAAACTAACTAAAAAAGTACAGTATGGGATTTTACTAGTAAACGACATCCTAACGAAAGGTAGGACCTCTATTGCAGAAATTGCAAAATCTATGTCTCTACCCACTCCGTTTTTGGAGCAGATTAGCAGGCAGCTTCGAGTAACCGGTATTCTAAAAGCTACCAAAGGCCCAGGCGGCGGCTATGGTGTAGTCGGAGAGCCAACACTACTCGACGTTACAGTGGCGCTAGATCCTAAGTATCTTGGATCAAAGGTTTCACACAACGGTAAAGTGCTTACAATCTTTAACGACCGAGTTACCTCTGCAATTAACTCGGCCCTTAATGTAAAGTTTACCGACATTAAAAATGAGCACACCAAGGTAACTTTTAACAACATCAGCACAGCGGTGAACTAATGTCTAACAAGGTTAAGGTAGCCATAGTAGCTACCGCCCTTATTATATCCTTTGCGTTTGGTCGTTACTTGACACCAGTTAAGATTAAGACCGAGACCAAAACCGTTGAAGTTGTAAAGGTCGTTAAGGTTAAGGTAAAGGACACTACTAAGCAAAAACGTAAGGAATCTCTTATTACGGAAATCACCTATCCCGACGGTAGGAAGGAACGCATCGTAAAAGTCATTGAAAATGACGATGAACACTCTAAGACAGATACCGCTGAAAATTCGGAAAAGGACCTTACTAATACCACATCTAAAGAAGTTGTTAAGAATTCTTCACGTTTAAATGTATCAGCTCTCGGTGGTGTAGATTTCTCTAAAGGCTACGCGCAGCCAGTATTCGGCGCGGCAGTCACAAAAGATATCGTCGGGCCAGTTAGTATTGGCATCTGGGGTCTCTCAAATGGTACTATTGGGGCATCAATAGGAGTATCATTCTAATGGCTAAAATTAATATATCACAAATTGTAAGTGACATGCAGAAGCTTTATGCCAAAGACAAGAAGGCGCAGAGTATCATTGGCACTGGTGCAGACGTAAAGTCTATTTACACCGCCGATGACATTATTCCGCTTCCAGAGAGTCATCCACTTAGACTACTCACAGGACTCCCAGGCATACCATTCAACAAGATACTACAAGTGGCAGGAAAGCCTGACTCTGGTAAAAGCACACTAGCTGCCGAAAGCATCGTCGCTGCCCAAAAAGCTGGTGTTCAAGTAATTGTGTGGGATAGCGAAGACAAGCTCGACTCAGCGCGTTTAAAGGCAATGGGTGGTAAACCAGAAGACATTTTGTTGATTCGTACAAACGAGATCCTAAAGGGCGGAGAGCTCACGCGCCGATATATCACTGCTGTAAAAGAGCAGGATGAAAACGCCAAAATCCTCTTTGTGTGGGATAGCGTTGGTGGGTCTCAGAGCCGGTCACATGCTGAACGACAGTTAGATGATGAAAAGCACGCTCAGCCAGGGCAAGACGCTAAAGAAAACGGCTCTGTGATGAAAACACTAGTAGCTTTAATTAATAAGTATCCAGACTCAATAGCTGTGTACCTTGCTAACCAAACATACTCAAAAATCGGTTTCATGCAGCATGGCGATGCCGCCTCTGGTGGGGCAAAGATCGAATATCATTCGTCTCTTATCATAATGCTTCGTCGTCTTAAGGTGTTAACTAAAGTAGTTAAGGGCACCACCATGAAGCACGGTATTATAACAACTGCCACAGTTACTAAAAATCACCTATCACAAAACGCTACTTCTATTCATAAATTAACCTTTGAAATCACAGCCGATGGTGTAAAATTATCAGATGAGTCAGATGACGAGGAATAGATGGCTACAGATAAGCCGAACCACAGCCGGAACGGTTGCGCAGCAGAGCGAGGCGTGTTTGAGTGAGACATGGATGTTGAACGTAGTGGGGAGGGATATGAATTCGGAAAAGAACTTGGCCGCATTATTTATATGTACTACCGGACCATACGCAAGCCTGCCCGGTATTGATGCATGGGACGAACTCCGCGACGCTAGAAAGTACGCTGGACCACACAGAGTTATTGCTCACCCGCCATGCGAACGGTGGGGGCGCTATTGGAGCGGCGGCCCGTCAGCGAGAGTAAGGCGGAAACTTGGAGATGACAAGGGCTGTTTTGAAAGTGCGTTGGCATCAGTTAGAAAGTATGGCGGTGTTTTAGAACATCCAGAGGCATCTCACGCTTTTAGGAAGTTCGGACTACCGATTCCAGCTTGGAGGGGTGGATGGACCGAACCGGACGAGTATGGAGGAAGAAGTTGTTGTGTGGCACAAGGGCATTATGGTCACGCAGCACAGAAAATGACCTGGCTCTATCTTATTGCGGATAGATACCCGGAGTTAGTTTGGGGACCATGTAAAAACAAGATGCGCATGGATGCGAGGTTTCACTCTACAGAAGAACGGCGGAGGTTAATTAAGACGGGTGTTTGCCAACGTCTTTCAAAACGCCAACGTCTTTTAACGCCAATACCTTTTAGAGACCTGCTAATTGAGCTCGCACGATGAGTATCTTTGCAAGTTCTATTCGGAATTCAAGTGAGCAGGATGCGAGCGGTATCCCCGACACGTCCCTACAAAAGAAAATCTAAAAAAAGGAACAAATTGTGATTAAACCAATTGCCATTCTTGTGAGTGACTTGCACTACACGTTAGGTACGCTTGACCTAGCTGATAGCGCACTAAGATCGGCTATAAAGGCAGCTGAAGATCTAAACATCCCACTAATAATTGCCGGCGATACTCTAGACTCAAAAAGCATTATACGAGCAGAGTGTGCTAATAGGTTAATTACCACTCTAAAATCATCCAAAGTTAAAACATTTACAATAGTTGGTAACCACGACCGAATAAACGAAAAGTCATCTGAACACTCTCTTAACTTTTTAGAAGAATATACCACCATTGTAAACAGCACATTTAATATAGATAATGTGTGGTTACTCGCGTACCAGCATGACAAGCAATACATTACAGATACCCTTAAAGTAATACCGCACAATGATATTGTCATAATGCACCAAGGTGTAAAGTCTGCCTATATGGGCCATTATATTCAAGATAAGACATCTCTACCACTAGAGGCATTTAAAAATCATAGGGTAATATCAGGACACTACCACAGGGCTCAGGACCTAGGCACAGTGTCTTATATAGGTAACCCATATACCCTATCCTTCGGCGAAGCTAATGACGGCCCCAAAGGTTATGCAGTACTCTACAGCGATGGTTCTATGGAGCGCATTCCGCTTGACCTTAGGAAGCACGTAGTAATAGACACAAGCATTGATGAGCTAAGTAACCTGACCAATAACACCCGCCCCATTGACCTAGTGCTGCTAAAGATCAAAGGTAATAGGCATGATCTTCAAAATCTTAAACTCTCTGAAATTCGTAAAAAGTTTGTACAGCCTATCAAAATTGACCTAATACCTACTGACCAAAATATAGGTCACATGACATCAAATGTAGTTCAAACGGACGCAGAGATCCTCGATAAAGTTATAGACACCACTAGCACTGATCTTAATGAAGTTGCTTTACTTAAAAAGCATTGGCGTCTACTATTAGAGGTATGAGGATCATAGACTGTTCTGTAGTCAACTTTGGTTCTTATACTAATCTAGAGTTATCCTTCGTTAATAACGGCCTGACCGTAATACACGGACCAACTGGCGTAGGTAAATCCACTATCCAAGACGCGCCGTACTGGGTCCTCTTCGGTAAAAGCAGTAAGGGGGGTTCGGTTAATTACCGAAGGTCTTGGTACTCTGAAGACCCACTTGAAGGCACAGTAAGTCTACAAATAAACGGTGATAAATCGGTATCCGTTACTAGGACTAGAGGCAGTGGCAGTCAAAATGACTTGTGGTTTAGAGTCAATGGCGGCGAGATAACTCGCGGCAAAGATCTAACCGATACTCAACGTCTTATAAATGAGACATTAGGCTTTGACGCAGATTCGTATGTATTAAATAGCTATTATACTGAGACTTCACTTTCATCCAACTTCTTTACTGCCACGGCTAAAGACAGACGCACAGTAGTTGAAAAACTAACTGCATACGATTTTTACAATAATATTGCAAAAAAGGCAGTTGAGAACCATAAAAGCCGAAAGGCTGATTTAGCTAATGTAAAAAGTAAAATTGCTATAGCTGAAGGTATTTTACTAGAGACCAAAAGAAACTTAGGATATCTACAAAAAAGCTCTGAAGAGTGGACTAATCAAAAACAACACAAGATCATATTTTTAGAGACATCACTTGAAAATATAGAAAGTCTTACAGCAAATAAGTTGTCTGCTTTGACTCTAAAGATACAAGTTCATAAGAAAACTATACAGGACCTTGAGGAAAGCACTCCTCTAATAGAGCCAATTGAGTTGCAGATTAAAGAGCTCGAAAGCCAATCAATATGTAAGCATTGTGGTTCCAATAGTCTAGAAGTTCAAAAAGAGATAAAGAAACTAAACAAAAAGCGTTTAGACGCTGAGAGTAAGATAGATGACCAAGACAGATTGCAATTTGAAATACACAACTTAGAAAAGGAAATAGAAGAACGTAAAGACAACGCTACGCCTCAAAAGTATAGGAAGATGCTAGAGGACGCTAGGAATGAGAAAAATCCCTATTTAAAGCAGCTTGACGACGCCAATATAAGGCACCAATCCCTGGTGTCAGACTTAGACTCCCTACTTAAAGAGCAAAAGCACCTAACTGATTTAATGAAGAGAGACGAAACGATTGTAAATGTAGTTAAGATGATTAAGACCAATCTTTTCTCTATATCACTAGAGCGGCTGCAAAATACGACTAATGATTTAATAGAGGCACACTTCGAAATTCCTATGAAAGTTACATTTATAGCATCTACTGCTGATGACTTCGATGTAGAGATTTTATTTAATGGTAACCAATCATCTTATTACCAGCTTTCTAAAGGCCAAAGACAGATGCTAAAACTGTGCTTTGGCGTGTCAGTCATGCAGGTAGCCAGTGAAAGGTCTGGAATAGACTTCAAAACCTTGTTCTTTGACGAAGCTTTAGATGGTATGGATACCGACATGAAAGTTAAGGCTTATTCACTATTCGAATCTATCGCAAAAGCTGATAAAGATGTCTTTGTGATCGATCATAATGAAGAGTTTAGAAACATGTTTAGCAACCACATAGAAGTTAAGGCAAAAAATGGCATTAGTTGGATAGAGGAAAATGGCTAATAATAGGATATCACCCAAAGAGCGCGGCCTTATCAAGGGTGCCCTACGTAGGGTATTTAGCCGATCCGATCTTAGGAGAGAAGTACTCCAAGAGTCTATAGTGCCAGGACATAGAGATCCAAACAGACCTAGAGTAACAAAATGGAGTAAGTGCAGCATGTGTGCCGCTATGACTCCAACATATAAAATAGACGTAGATCACATAATACCCGTAATTCCTATTAATAAAACGCAAGATCAATTGACCTTTGACGAACTTGTTGATAACATTTGGTGTGTGAAATCTAATCTTCAGGCACTTTGCGAGAATTGTCACAATGCAAAATCAAAGTTAGAAAATTCACTACGTAGGGCGCATAAGAAATCACTTAAGGAGATTAAAAATGGCTAATCAAGCAAAACTTCTTCGCAGTCAGATGAGACAAATCGTAAAGGAGCTTTTCCCAGAGATCGTGAGCTCCGAACTTTACGCAAAGATTGAAAAGCAAAATAAAGAACAGCTTGAATTCCTTTTTAATCTTGTTAAAGGTACTTTGTCTAGAGTAGAAGAGCGTCAAAAAGACCTTCAAAGTCTTATCATGCGAGAAGTTGCCAACGCCACTAAAGTAGTACCCTCAGAAGATAAGAAGGCAGAATGAGTAAGCCTAAAATCCTTTTCTGGGATATTGAAACATCCCCAAATCTTGGGTATGTGTGGGGTAAGTACGAGCAAAACGTGCTTAGTTATACTAAAGAATGGGAACTTTTAAGTTTTGCTTGGAAATGGCAAGGCAACCCAAAAGTGCATTGTTTAGGAAGAATTGATTTTAAAGATAGCACAGAAAAGTCCTTAGTAAAGGCTCTTTGGAAGGTTCTCAACGAGGCTGACATTGCCATTGGGCATAATGGCGACGCCTTTGACAACAAAAAGGCTAGGGCAAAGTTTGTCGAGCATGGCCTTACTCCTCCTCAGCCGTATAAGACTATTGACACTAAAAAGATTGCAAAAGCTAATTTCAATTTTAATTCTAATAGTTTAAATGACCTTGGAAAGACACTAAAGCTCGGTGAGAAAGTACACACTGGCGGCTTTGATCTATGGCTTGACTGCATGGCAGGTAAGAAGAGTGCGTGGGCCAAGATGAAGAAATACAATAAGCAAGACGTGCTACTCCTGGAAAAGGTATATGACAAGCTTAAAGTCTGGGATACAAAGCACCTAGACCTATCAGCCATGGTAGGCACTCCAGGTAACTGTCCACTATGCGCGTCACCTAACCTACATAAGCGCGGTTTTAATTACACTAGGTCTTCTATGCGAGCTAAAATGCGGTGTGTCGACTGCGGCCACTGGAGCTTTGGCCCTATTAAACGTATTAAGCCCTAGTAATTATTAGCTTTTTGCCCACTTGCTTCCGCCCCCAATAGTGCTATAATAAAGGCATGACTAACACAATGCTAGCTTTAAGCTTCATTCAGATAAGTCAGACTATGGCACTCCCACCTGGGCTATTAAGCGCCGTCTGTTACGTGGAAAGTAACCATAAGATCACGGCTATTAACCATAAGGATGGTAAGCATCCTTCCGCTACAGCCTCATACGGTATCTGTCAAATTAAAAAAGAAACTGCCGCTAGCGTAGGGTTTAAAGGCACTGCTAAAAAGCTTCAAGACCCTATCACAAATATGTATTGGGCGGCTAAGTTCCTAAAGTTCCAACTAAAGCGTTATGGTGGCGACCCTAGGAAGGCTGTAGCTGCTTATAATGCCGGTGCTTATCGCGTTAATCAAAAAGGTTTAATTAAAAACCGGAAGTACGTAGGCAAAGTATTTACCGCATGGGCGAGGTATAAATGATCGACGGTAAAGGCATCGGTTATGGATATGGGTATGGTTCTGGATATGGGGATGGGCATGGGTATTGGGATGGGCATGGGAGTGGGGATGGGAGTGGGTATGGGTATGGGTATGGGAGTGGGGATGGGGATGGGGATGGGAGTGGGGATGGGAGTGGGTATGGGTATGGGTATGGGGATGGGTATGGGGATGGGTATGGGCGTGGGGATGGGTATGGGGATGGGTATGGGGATGGGAGTGGGGATGGGGATGGGGATGGGTATGGAGAGGGAGTGCTAGAATGAAAGTACCAGAGATAAAGGACTACCCTAAAAAAATCTACATTAGGGGAGATGCGTACAGGATAGTTTTTATAAAAAACCTAAAAGAACTTGGTGTTACCTCTACAGACCCAGACGTTATAAAAATTAAAGCCGGTATGAGTAAAAACGAGACTTTTAAAACCTTTATCCATGAAGTTTTACATGCCATGGAGTTTAGTTGGCCCATAGAGCTCAGTCACAAGACAGTATATAGGCTAGAAGAGGCTATCTTCAGTCTTTTAATCGATAACTTTTTTAATTGATTAAACTAGTCGGTAATGAGAGGATATTATTATGTTTGACCAAGATGAAAAAGACTCAAAAGTAGCAAAGTGCTCTGACTGCGACAAGACAGGCACTATAGATGAAGGCGATTTTGCCAGAGGATGGGACGGCGACCTTCTGTGCCCGGAATGTTTTGACTTAGAGGTTGAAAAGGCGCAGACTTACTACTGAGGTCATACAGTGAAGTTTGTTGAAGTTGAGTTTAAATACAATGCCGAAAACCTATCCTTAAGTAAATTCACTGAATTTTGCTTAGATAAAAAACCTAAGAAATTTATCTTAGCGTCTGGGTATGACCATTTTTACAACAGCACTAAGGACAAAGACTCTTTTTGCCGTCTCAGGGTGGGTCCAGATTCTAACCAACTGACATTCAAACGTAAAACCTCCGATTTAAATAACTTCGTGAGGACAGAGCACAACATAGATATGCGCAACAATGTCACGATGCCTCAAGTGGAGGCTCTTTGCGCAGAGTTTGGTTATACTTATAACACCTCCATCTTTAAGAATTGCTTCATATATCTATATGACTGGTATACGCTTGTCTTTTACATTGTGTACGATGCTGAGCTCAAAGAGCTGGGAAGATTCTTTGAAATAGAGGCAAAAGAGGACTACCCATGGAAAGACGCCAATGAGCCTATGGAGGCCATTCTAGTGCTAGAAAAGACATCTAAGGCTCTTGGTATTAGCCCCCAGTCACGTATTAAACGTAGTCTATGGGAGATGTTTAAAAAATGAAAAAGTCATTTGACAAATGGAAGACTGCGCTTCCCTCTATTGTAATAGACACAAAGCCTATCCATGATGCTATCCAAATGGGAACTAAGCATGATCAAGATAAGGTAAGGCTAGAACTACTTCCAATTGAGTCATTAGAGGAAGTAGCCAAAGTATTAACCCACGGAGCTAATAAATACCAACCGTACAACTGGACTAAAGGATTTAAATTCACTAGACTTATTGGTGCTTGTATGCGACATTTGTTTGCGTGGACTAGAGGAGAGGATAAAGATCCTGAAACAGGACTTTCTCATCTTGCACATGCAGCATGTTGTCTGTTATTCTTGATATGGATGCAAAAATTTCGACCTAATCTGGATGATAGGTTTAAATCACAACAGGAAGTTAACAAGGAGTCATAAAATGGCATTTAAAGAAGTAGAAGACCTCAGCACAGACGTAACAATCTCTCTCGGCGGCGTAAACCGTAAGACGGGTAAGCCTAACCCAACGAAAATCGAAGGGTATTACCTAGGTAAGCGCACGGTAGAGGATACCAAGAGAAAGAGTGGCGTATCATTTATTTACGTCTTCAAGACACCTAAGGGCAATGTAGGAGTCTGGGGTAAGACCGACCTTGACCGCAAGATGTCTAGCGTGACTCTTGGTGCTATGATTCGTGTCACGCAAAACGGGATGCGCAAGACTGCTAATAACGATATGTATGTTTTTAAGGTCGAAGTAGACAGTGAAAACGTTTTGGATATCCAATCATTGCCATCTAATACCACTACTACTCAAGTTGATTCTGAAGATGCTTATAGCAGCACTGCCGATGATCTTGACTACGCACTTGCTGAAGATGAGCTTAGCTTGGACGAAGTTGAAGAGACAACCCCAGCTAGAGCAACGCCTCCTCGCGTGGCTGCTAAGACCCCAGGTGCTGAGCAACAGGCCGCCGTTAAGGCCCTTTTGAATAGCGCACGTCGTCAGTAGTTATAGAAGGTTTTGGGCAGTAGCACAATTGGTAGTTTGCGCGGCACTGTTAATGCCGAAGTTGTAGGTTCGAGTCCTACCTGCCCAGCCATCTTTTTGGGGGAATATGAATAAGAAACTTTACAGATGCATTTTAGCGCCTTGGGCTAAAGAGGCTTTTCCGCATTTCCCAGCCGTTCAAGAGGATCTCTTTACTTTTGATGAAGTCCTTAGTCTTAATGAATCTGGCTATAATATATACTATCTACCCAACTACCCTTCTTTCTACGACAAATCCACATCACCAGTAAGTGGGTCTTCGATCGATGTATTTACAACAGTCTTTGTGGACATGGACTTAAAATCAGGTACCTATCCTTCCAAAGATGCCTTTATAGAAGTCATAATGGCATCCCCACTAGCTAAAGTAACTAGACTGGTGGACTCAGGTAATGGTATTCACGTTTATTGGTCAGTTTCCGATCTTGACGCAATTTCATTTTTGCGGTTCCAAAGGAGACTAATCGCATTATTTAAAACTGACGATGCGATAGCCAAGATATACCAACTTATGAGGGTACCTAATACTGCTAACGTAAAAGATCCTCAAAACCCAAAACTTTGTCTAGAGCTGGTATCCAGCCCGGAAATAGTATATACTTCTGAGGAACTCGATAGGCTGTTGCCTCCTATTACTCCTCAAGATGAGCAGTACTGCCAAACACATTTTGCCCGTACTTACAATTTAGACCAAAAGAATGGTGTCATAAATGACACACTCCCTTCAAAGTTTGGAGAGCTAGTTAAGAATAACAAAGAGGTTAAGGCACTGTGGTCTCAGACAAGCGATGATAGAAGCAAGGCTGATTATAGGTTAGGCCACATAATGTATGCTAGCGGCTTTACCAAAGAAGAGGCCATATCCGTGCTAGTAAACAGCGCAAAGGCTATTACCAGAGCCCCAATGCATAGGGTTAACTATGCCCAAAATATCGTAGATAAGATATGGACTTTTGAAATAACTAAAGAACCTGAGCTTTTGTCTAGTTCTGTTGCCGAGATCCTTCAAAAGTCAGGCAGTACCTTAAAAGGTACAAGATTTCCTGGACCAAGGTACTTAGACGCTACAGAACATGGGTTTAGACTAGGCCAAGTCATAGGTCTTGTAGCTGGCTCCGGTGTAGGTAAGACGGCCCTAGCACTTAACATGTTTAGAGATTTTGTTAAGAACAATCCTGAGTACACTCACTTTTTCATCCCTCTTGAACAACCAGCTAATGAAATAGCCGACAGATGGAAGACAATGTGCGGTGCTGATACGTCTCTACATAGCAAAGTGCACATTATGAGTAACTATGGCGATACTGGCACTTTTAGGAATCTATCTTTTGAAGAGATCAAAGACTATCTTCTTTCGTATCAAAAAAAGACTAACACTAAGATTGGTTGCGTAGTTATCGACCATATCGGTGCATTACGTAAGAAAGGCGCTCGAAACGGCGAAAACCAAGACTTGATGGATATCTGTCACCATATGAAGAGCTTTGCCGTCGAGACAAATACCCTACTGGTGATGCAATCCCAAGCCCCCAGAGAAAAGGCTGGTATCGGTGACCTAGAGCTTAACAAGGATGCCGCCTACGGCACTGTATTCTTTGAGTCCTATTGCGACTACCTTATAACGCTCTGGCAGCCTCTTAAACGATGTTACAGCGAAGAGGCATGCCCGACGGTCACCGCCTTTAAATTCTGTAAAATAAGGCATAAGAGACGCGACAAAGACCAAATCCAAGAGGATGTGTGCTACCGTCTATATTTTGACCCTAAGACCGAGCAGGCTAGGGAACTTACACAAGATGAGGAGACGTCCTTTTCATTTTTCTTGCAGAAAGCCACTAACATTCGTAAGCTAGATAGAAAAACAGATATCGTACCGTACAAATCCCTACCATGGGCGGAGCAGCAACAAAATGACGGAAAAATTGACAGTAGTAAAAACACTATCCGGCATTGATGAAGTACTTACTCACATAGCCTCTGAAGAATATATAGCCTATGACATAGAAAGCACGGGACTATCGCAAAGTGATAGTATTATAGGCTACTCAGTTTCAGGCAATACTAGCAATGCTTTTTATGTGATACTTAGATCTTGGAATAAAGAACTAAATAAACTAGAAGAGCTCGAAACCAACACTCGAACGGTAGAGGTTTTAGAGGCTCTTAAAAAGAAGTGCATTATAGCGCATAATGCCGTATTCGACTGCGCACTCACCAGGTCAAACTACGGTGTTGATCTAATGCCGAGTATCCACACGGATACTATGATACTTGCCCACTTACTAGATGAAAATAGGTCCATAGGTCTTAAGGAACTCGGTATCTCCATATTCGGCGAGTCTAGTGCCGACGAACAGAAAGAAATGAAAGCAAGCATTCAAGCCAATGGCGGTGGGCTCACTAAAGCTAATTATGAGCTTTTTAAGGCAGATTCCGAACTTATTGGTAAATATGGTGCAAAAGACGCCTTACTTACAATAAAGCTATTTTATCATCTGTTACCTCAGCTTTATGAGCAAAAGCTAGAGTCATTCTTTTATCAAGAGGAGTCTATGCCTCTTCTTAGAACCGCTACCTATGACTTGAACACTACTGGGCTCAAGATCGACAAGCTTAAACTTGCCGAACTTAAGAAGTCATTGGAAGCCGAGTGCTTAGAAGATAAGGCGTATATAAATAAAGAGGTATTCGGGCACGTAAAAGACAAATACCCAGGTACCGGCAAAACCAACGTATTTAATATAGACTCAAGTACACAACGTGCGTGGTTATTGTACACAAAGCTTGGTAACTCATTTTCTACCTTAACTAAGGAAGGTAGGGAAGTAGCCAAATACTTTAATCTAAAACTACCTTATACTTTTTCTGCGCAAAGAGACTTTGTACATACAATTACCGCACACAAAGGCAAGGTATGGGCAGAAGGAAAGTACAATCCAAAGACTAAGAAAATAGGCAACCCAAAAAAAGTTAGGGACGTTTGGAACTACATCTGCGCAGATAGAGCCGCACTAGGTAAGCTGGCCGACAAATATAAATGGGTAAAACGATATTTAAGCTACGCTAAAAACCTAAAGCTTTTAACTACGTATGTCGAAGGTATTGAATCAAGGATGAATTATGGCATTATTCACCCCAGCTTTAAGCAAGCCGGTACGTCCTCAGGGAGGTACTCAAGTTCTAACCCTAACTTTCAAAACCTACCTAGAGACGATAAGCGCGTAAAGTCTTGTATTATACCTAGGCCAGGTAATGTATTTGTAGCCGCTGACTATAGCCAGCTAGAGCCTAGGATCTTTGCCTCCCTAAGTAATGACAAAAGGCTTTTATCGTCTTTTAAAGATGGTGATGACTTCTACTCAGTCATCGGCGCTGCCGTATACGATAAATACGACTGTTCTTTGAAGAAGGAAGACCCAGGTTCCTTCGCAGAAAAATACCCTAACCTAAGGCAGATTGCTAAGGTAGTAGCCCTATCATCAACCTATGGTACTACAGCCGCTAAAATGGCACCGGCTATTGGTAAAACCATAGACGAAGCACAAGACGTCATAGACAGCTATTTTTCTAGATTCCCTAGTGTCTATAATTTCATGCTCCAATGCCATGAATCTGCTAAAAAGGAAGGGGTAGCCTTAAGCTATTTTGGACGCCCTAGACGCATGCCAGAGGCTTTAAACATAACCAAGCTGTACGGCAAGACAATGCATGCAGATTTACCTTATAAGGTCCGAGGTACCCTTAACCAAGCAGTGAACCATAGGGTCCAGAGCACAGCCGCATCTGTTGTTAATAGGGCGGCTATAGCATTTTGCTATGGAAGACAAGAGTTAGCGCAGGATATACCAGAGTGGAAGAATGTTAAGATAGTTTTACAGGTACACGACGAGTTGGTAGTGGAGTGTCCAGAGTCTATAGCTGAAGATGTGGCCACTATACTAAAAAGATCTATGGAAACTACCGTAATATTTGACAATATTGATCTAATTGCAGACCCAAAGACTGGAAAAAATTTAGCAGACGCTAAATAATTTGTTGACATGTGTCCTATTTGACTGTTAAGGTTTATTTATGAAGAAACTTCTTAAAAAAATGTTGTTGGCACTACCTCACAGACTCCCAGTCGGAATGACTGAGTTTGAAACTTGGGCATCTTCTATTATCGATGCCTATGATCTCCCAGACAATGAGTCTGTAAGGTTCTCACTCGCAAGCATGATCTTGCATCTTAACTCTACAGATGCGTTTAAGCCTAGAAGGCATTTTGCCCTTTGTATGCTTAAAGGCATGGCGTCTCAGATTGCACAAGCTAAAATGCAAGAGTACAAAGAAAATCAAGCTAAGCGAATCGAAGAAGAAGCAAAGAAAAAGGCAGCGGAGGAAGCTGCCGAAGCTCAGAAACAATTAGAAGCAAATGCATCTGCAATAACAGAAGTTGCTTCAAATGAATCTCAAGAGCCCTAAGTTTAAAAAACTCCAAGACAAGTGGTATAACAAGCTTAAAAACTCTGGTTTTGAAGACATAGAGCAAGCTGACGGCAACCTAAAGAAGTGGGCGAAAAGTATACACATTCTATACTATAAGCCGGTTGCTTACGAAGCTAAACAAAGGTACTTTGAATTGGCAGGCCAGTTCTTATACTGGTATAAGTTTAAAAACGAAGTTGAAAAGAAAATATGGACGCTTCATTCAGAAGGTATGAGCAACATAAAGATTTCTAAAGTCACCGGGGTTTACGTACAGACCGTTAACCATATTGTAAAAGCCTTAGGCGAAGAATTGAAGAAACGAAATGAATAAGGCAGACCTAATAGCAATTAGACCGATGCAAGAGGACGATAAGAACTTCATCTTATCTACTTTTCTCAGAGGTTTATACCACGGTAATTCTTGGTTTTCCTTGATCCCTAAGAACATCTTCATGGTGCACTACCACAAAGTTGCAACGGCCTTGGTAGAATCACCTAACCATGAAAAGACTATAGCCTGTCTTAAAGATGACCCTAGTGTCATTCTAGGCTATGCCATCCACCACCAGGCTTTAGACAAGATCGTACTAGACTACACATTCGTTAAATCTAGTTGGCGCGGTATCGGCATTGCAAAAAGTATAGTTCCTGAGGGAGTGTCTGCCATAACACACCTCACCAAACTTGGGATGAGTATATGGCAAAAAAAGGCACCTAATGCGGTGTTTAACCCATTTATCTAAGGAGATAATATGTCAGAAGCTAAGAAGAAACGAAGTGTCCAAGAGATTCAACAAGAATACAGCGGCCTTTGCATGCGTGCAGGCCATACTCAATACCAAATTGCGACTCTTGAGAAGGAGCTCGCCTTGGTAAATGAAAGCCTCCGAGATCTTAACTTTGAAGCAGCCGCAGCACAACAAGCTGAAGCAGAAGCTAAAAAGGCCGCCGAAGGCGCTAGCAGTGAGGTAAAGGCAAATGGCTAAAAGAGGCGAAGTAGTCGCGCACGTACTAACCCATCATCCTGGATTTATCCCGGTCGTAGGATCACTTGAGAGCAGCCTTCCTCCAAAGAAGAGCCGCTTTGTCGAATGGTCAATGACCCTGGATGACCACGGTGTCCGCATGAATATCCTTCTAGACACAGGGCATAAGACTACAGCTATTATTCCTTATGCTAATATCGCCACGCTTACGCTAGCCTCCGAAGAGCCAGCCGCAGTGGTAGCATCTGTAGCAAAGAAGCAGGATGTCTAAGAAATACCTCACTGCGGATGGCATAAAGGACGAAAACGGTGCCTTTATGCCACTCCCTCAGCCAAAACCTCTAGCAGACTCCAAGTTCGAAGACCTTTCCATTGACGAAGAGCTTGGAAGGGGTCTGTTAGCGGTTAATAGGCTCATGACGCTCATCCTACAGGATATCTCTATGGGGACTCCTGCCAGGGACACAGTAGCTAACCTGAAGGACTGTATGAGCATCCTAAAGGACCTTAAAAAGTCTGAAGCTGACATATTAGAAGAGCTAGATGAAGATCAACTAAAGAAGTTGATACAAGATAAGTAGGTTTTGTGCTCACCAAAAGAGCCGCCGCAAAAGCAATAGAACGATTTAATAAGCAGAAAGTTTCTCAAACTGCTTTTCGACTAGAAGATTTTCTTTTCGATAAACAACTTGCCTTTGTAAAGGATCCTTACCCATTTAAGTTAGCTTTATGCTCTCGTCGTAGTGGTAAAACAGTAGCATGCGCTGCTGACCTGATCTTCACTGCGGTCAATAACCCTGGCTCTGTTTGTGTATATATTACGCTTAATAGAGCACAAGCAAAAAAGATTATATGGCCTGAGATAAAGAAAATTAATCGTACATATAATTTAAAAGGTCAAGAAAATATATCAGAGTTGTCAATAACCTTTCCAAATCATTCCATGATTTACTTATCCGGTGCAAAGGATATGAACGAGATTGAGAAATTTCGCGGTCTTGCTATTAAGCTTTGTTACATAGATGAAGCACAATCTTTTAGATCACATATTCAAGAGCTTATTAATGACGTACTATCTCCAGCACTTATGGACCACGCTGGTACGCTATGCTTAACTGGTACACCAGGGCCAGTTCCTACAGGGTTTTTTTATGACTGTACAAAAGATGAATCTAATTGGTCAAAGCATAAATGGACATTCTGGGACAATCCATTTATAACCATTACCTCAAAGTCCACACACCAAGAGATGTTAGAGCGAGAGCTCACTATACGCGGTGTCCCCGCTACTAACCCCAGCATTCAGCGTGAGTGGTTCGGTCGTTGGGTGCTTGATGCTGACTCTTTAATTTTGCACTATGAAAAAGAAAAAAATGACTATTCAAATCTTCCGGTAATAGCGCCTGATAAGTTTAACTATATAATGGGCATAGACTTGGGATTTATTGATGCAGATGCTATTGCTGTGGTTGCTTGGTCTGAGAAAGAAAGAACAACTTATTTAGTTGAAGAGATTGTTATATCTAAACAAGGTATTACCGAGATTGCGGAACAAATTAAACAACTTGATGAAAAATATCATGTATCTAAGATGGTCATAGATGAAGGTGGTTTAGGTAAAAAGATAGCAGAAGAGATAAGAAGACGTCATCATTTGCCTTTAATACAAGCTGAAAAAACACGTAAGATGGAAAACTATGCCTTTTTAAATGACGCCTTACGAACCGGTGCATTTAAAGCAAAGGCCAACTCCATCTTTGCTCACGATAGTTATCTAGTAGAAATCGACAGAGAAAAAAGCAAGCCCGATAAAATTGTTATCTCCAATAGGTTTCACTCGGACATTATCGACGCAGTGCTTTATGCGTTTAAGGAATCTCCAGCCTTTACCTACCAGAAACCTATAGAGCCTCCTAAGTATGGTACTGCCGCATGGGCAAAAGCAGAGCAAGAACGCATGCTAGAAGAGGAGCTAGAGAAAATGCAAAATCAACGTGACAAAAGGGACGAATACGGCTATTAATAGGGAATGATAGTCAAGTTTAAAAAATTAAGTCCAGATGCAGTTACCCCCACATACGCACACCCAGACGATGCAGGATTAGACCTTACGGCTACCAACGTAAGGTATGACATAGAAACCAACCAACTAGTTTGTGGTACTAGTCTTGCAGTCGAGATCCCTACTGGATTTGTAGGTCTTATTACCCCTAGGAGCTCTATCTCTAATACCGGGCTTGCTCTATCCAACTCAGTTGGCGTTATTGATAGTGGGTATACTGGGGAGATAATTTTTAAGTTCAACTCAGTTTTCGGTACTAATAAACGAGGGTATAAAAAGGGTGATCGTATCGGTCAGTTGTTGATTTTGCCAATAGGTAGAGTTACTATGAGTGAGACAGACGAACTTAAACAATCTAGCCGTGGTACTGGCGGATATGGGAGCACAGGTGTTTAAATGAACTCAAAAGAACTTTTAATCAAAATGAATAAGTATGCGGATAACATTAGAAATAGGCTCAGCGCCGGATTGCCTGAAAAGCACAAAGGTCACCCTGAAACCTACAAACGCTTTCTGCAAAACGAACTTAGCGCAGTTACCGCTAAGATTGAAGAGATGAAGCTTTTAGAACCAGCCAAAAAGTGAGTGTTATCATGATCGACGGTAAAGGAACTGGAGATGGGTGTGGGTACGAGTCTGACTATGGGGATGATGGGTATTGCCATGGGTTTGGGTCTGGGGATGGGCGCGGACATTGGTCTGACTACAGGAATGGGTATTGGGATGGGCATGGGATTGGGTCTGGGAATGGTCATGGAGATGAGGTGCTGAAATGAAACACGTATTAATTTTAGTTACGTTATTACTCATCCAAGGTTGCGCAGGCGGTATTAGGGTACCTGCCCTTTGTATCGCGCAACAGACTCCTACAGGCGTAAACTTCCAATGTGATAACGGCGAAGTTATACAAGCAAATAACGGCGATGAGTTTGAATACAACGATGGTTGGGTGTTTAAAAAATGAATAAAACTCTAATAGTAGCTTCACTAGCCTTTAGTCTTGGCTACTATTTGCATGGTCATCCTATTAAGATTCCACCTCAATCTTCAACCACATTTAATACT